AAGATGAAGTCTGTTGGAACATGATTTTCGGCCATAAGAACAGCTGCCATGTCGATAATATCATCCCATGTAATGGTCTTGTTGGCTGCGCCATCAATTCCACGACCGGTTGTATCGGCATATGAACCACTCTCATTGTCAAAAACAATGCTTGCTGCATCCTTGAATCTGCTCAACGCAATTTGCTCTTTCAAACGAGCCATTGCGCGACCAGCTGCACGGACATGCAGGCCAACGATATCCCAAAGTGAATCTGAGATGACTTCCTCTGTGAAAGCCAACTTGACACCCTTCTTGGATACTTTACCTTCTACTTGCTTCGCAAAAGCGAGAGCTTGTTCTGGATATTCTTGTCCTTCTGGGATCTCTGCTGCCTGGATTGCGTTAACTGCTGGGAACTCCAAGGAGCGTCCCTTACCTAGGCGTACAGTCGAAAGCAGTGGCGTTACCAACAATTGTGGCTCTGCTGCTTCTTTCAATGTACGTGAGATAACCTTAGGAAAGAGGGCTGCTGCATCTGGTGATGCAAAAGCTTCTCTAATAGTTACTCTATTATCTCTATCGAGATAACCGTCCTCAGTTAATGCTGTTTCCCAAGCTGGGAGACCCGAGAGGAGCTCTTGGATTGATTTACTCATCTTAGGATTATTCCTCCTGTTAGTGTTTTCTTTTGTTTATTATTACAGTGTAAGATTGACACGGAATGCGCCAAGTACATTTGTTACATCCAGGTTTGAGCGGATGCCCAGTTTGCCCTGATAGGTGCCTGCCTTAGTGACCTCAAATACGGTCTTAAGAGCACCAGGATCCGATGGCAATTGCATGTAGGAAAGCAGACCATCATCAAAGTTGGTTGCAAACTTTTCTACTTCAATAACCTTACCCACCTGGAGGTAAGGATTTGTACCGCACAGTGCCGTGGTTAACGTTACTGGGCGACCCATGTGGTCAGCTCTAATCAAAGAACCTACTTCCACATTTGAGTTGATTCCACCGATAATTGGATACTCTACATAGCCGTGGGTAATGAAACCTGCGCCCTGTGAAGTGCCCTTATCAAATGGTCTGTAGAGATCGTACTGAGCAACACCGACTGGTGTTGACAGTGTCGCTACAGTGACTGCTGTATCTACTGAACCACTGCTATATGCAGGCGTTGCAGCGTTTGTTGGATCCCAGCTTGCAATGGTATCGCCCCATGTTTGGTCAGCGGCACTACCGTTAGCTGGTACGAATCTTGCATCACCATTTGCATCAGCGACAACCGAAAGAATAGTTCCCTTAGGAATTACGATTTCAAAGCGATCATCTTCTGAGTCAAGGTACCACGTTGGCAAAGCAACGTGTGGAAGGATGTAGGCTGCTGGTGCAATACCCTCAGAAACTACGAATCTTCCTGATCCGGTTTTAGCATATACTTTACGAAATTTAGCTAATGACATTTTTATTCTCCTTGTTTAATTAAAGTTTACGACGGCCCATAAAGGCATCAACGAAAAGTTGTTCTGCAAGATCGACTTCTGGGATTTCTACTTTTGCTGTCTCTTTTTCAAGAGAGAGAACATTAGCTTCTTCCTTCGAGCCTTCTGCTTCACTTGTAATTTCTGGTACTTGATTGCTAGAAATTTTCTTAGCTGGCATTTTTGCAATATCTCTTAAAGAGTCAGCGAGCGATGCTGCTGTTCTTTGTGAGTGATCTTTTATCAGTTCATCTCTATTTTCAATTGCTTCAACGCCGGCTGCAATCTTTGCATCGACTACTCTTTCCGACAATACCCTATGAAGTGCCGACTTAAGGTTTTTGTTTTCTTCTTCAAGAAGAGCTACCTTTGCTAAAAGATCATCATTTTGCTCAACGGCATCGACTGTTGTTTCGTCTTTGAGCTCTTGATCTTCTATTGGTTGAACTTCTTCTTCCTGAGTTACATCAGGATTTTCTGTTGATTCTTCAGCTTTTTCGGACTTAGCTTCTTCTTGCACATCCGACTTATCTGCGTCTTCAACTGAAATCTCTTTAGACTCTTCTGCATCAGCTACAACCTCTGGGGTTGCAACAGTGTCTTCTGAATCAGCTTCTACTACTTCTTGCTCAACAGCAGCTTCTTCCTTGTTTAAGGCGTCAGCGGCTATCGACGACAAATCATCGCTGAGCTCATTAGCTACGGCCAAGATGTCTTCTTCTTCTTTAAGAACGGTCATTTCAGAATTCTCCTCATTGTTCTTTGAGTCCTGCCTAGATGATAGTAATGCACTATCATTAATAATGTAATTATCGCTCTCTTGAACAGACATAGCTGACAAGAAAGCGCCCTTCAACTGAAGGTACACAGGTCTCGATTCTTTCTTTTTCATGCCAGTAAAAAGCGACTTGCTTTCACTGACCGAATACACTTCTTCCTCATCCATACTTAGGATAAAGGCAGAACTTCTAGCTACCCAGTCTGAGTCGTTAACTTTAACATCACCACTAGATGGGGCCTTACTTCTAACGCTAGATCTTTGGTCTGCTGGCTGATTGACAAAAGAGTATTCTTTAAACGACAGCTCTTGCATTTCTATGTAGGCAACTTTACCCTTATAGACTTGACCTCTTTTATACTTAGACATCTTTGGTCTTCCGCTTGCGTCTTCTTTAGCAAGGTCTTCACCGCTAATGCTGCAAATAGCTTTTCCGGCTCTTCCGCCTACTGAGCCAGTTAGATACCTTTTGTCCATGACTTTCTGAGCAGCTACTGGATCTGTGATAGCTATTTGCAAACGTACGAACTTAGAGCCATCTGCTTCTTGGTCCATCTTTGCAGCCATTACTCTGCCGATAGGCTCAGTGTTAAGGTCGTGATTTAAAATAATAGGCTTAGGGTATGGTTCAACCCATGACTGTAAAGCTTTGTCTAATTCTTCTGCTGAGTAATTATTGTAATTACCAGTTAGTCCGTTCGTGGATTGCGGCTACTTCAATTATTAGACCATGGGTCAATGAATTTGATTCTGAAAAATTAAAGTCTTCCTTTTTCATTTCAGGAAGCTCTATAGTGAAACTTTCTTTAAAATCAAATGCCATTGTTATCTCCGTTTATTTTAATATCTTAACTTATAGTAATATATTTTACATGATTAAACACATTTATGCAAATATATTCAACTGTTTATACTGATTGATAGGCTACTTGCTGCCTACTGTCTCCCTTTTCTAAGAATTCCTGCATTTGGCCTTGACCCATAATGTGTGGAGTATATATATAAGACGCAGAAAAAAGGTTATAATTTTTTTCTGCGCAGTTTTTACTCCAACCTAGATCTTCGCCTTGTGCGTGAAATTCATAGTTTATATTTTTATACACATCCTTCGACATCATCTTAGCTGCCATTATAACATCTGATTGGAAGTAAGACCCTAACGGATAAGAAATATTTCTATGAGCCTTTTCATAGTTAGTACCATTAACCCATGACATCACACTAGGAAAGTCAATTCCAAATGGTGTCATAAACATCAACGTATTAACTGCGTCAGCGCCCATAGAAATATGACTTAATAATAATTCTATTGTGTTTGGATTAGTAAGTAAAACATCTGAGTCAAGACTAAAATATGCATCGGCGTTTGCGTCTCTTACTTTTTCTAAAATAGAATTACGCATTGAAACCATATTAGTATATTTAGCATAAGACCATTGACGGGTCCCTTCTTTGTGTGAGAAATGAGCTAAATCATCTCTTACTTCTAAATCAAATATTTTTACTTCCGGATGATGCTTCTTCCAAGCAGATAATACTCCTATAGTTTCATCATCATCAGTTCCCAGTTCAAAAACAAAACCAATATCAGATAAGTTGACAGACTGGTTTTCAATGAAGTACAACCAAGCTGGCAAAATCCAATCTCGTTTATAAATTGGGCATCCTATAATTATCATCAAACACAATCTTTCATCTTAAAGTTTTTTAATTCCAAACACTTTTATTAATTGTTTTTAGTACTTTGGCTTCTTCTTCTTTTTAGCAATTGCTGCTTGAAGAAATGGTGGCAGCTTCTTCTGCGCTGGCGTCATGCCGTCCGTTTTTGCTGCAGCTTTTTTAGCTGCTGGTGCTGCTTTTTTTGCCATTTTCTTTGATACTTTCTTCATTGCCATATTTTTGTCTACTTCTTTCTTTTGTTGATTTTTCCTAGCGTTTTTGCTAGATTTGCTTGTTTTACAGTTAGCTTACTATATCGCGTTGGATTTTTTGTGACTGCTGCTGCCATAGCTGGAACTGATTTACCAGCCTTTTTTGCTTTCTTAGTAAAAGCTCCAGGCCTTTTGATTGCCCCTGCTATCCAATTCTTTTTGGCTGCCATTACTTCTTTTTCCTTGCAGCTCTCATATTATCAATTAGATTTGGATATGGTCGTCCTGCAGCTTTTGCCATTGCTTTTGCTGAAGCTTTTGCTTTAGTACTTAGTTTTTTAGGTTTAGATTTTGGACTTGGTTTATCCCAAACTTTTTTCTTACTAGCCATAATTTACTTCTTTCCTTTATTTCTTTTGGAAATAGCTGCAGCTTTCTTTTTAGCATCAGCTTTTGATGAAGCCCCCCAAGCCTTAAGTGACAATAAAAGTCTTGTTGGTTCACCGTTTGGTTTACGTTCTGGACCAGGCATTCCGCCCATGCGTGCAAGGAATGAGGCACGTCTTGGGTTGTCGCCTGATTTTACTGGTGCCTTTAAGTTCATGCCTTGCTTCTTTGCTGAAGCACGCCCTTTTGCGTTAAGTCCACCTTTAGGGTTTTTACCCGCTTTTGTTTGCCATGCTGGTGATTTAGCCATTACTTTTTCTTCTTTGCTTTGTTCTTAGTCTTGGAAGATTTTGCTGGCTTTGCATCAATTCCGTATGCAGAATTGTTTTGCCCCATTCTAGGACCAGCTATATAAATTTTCTTTTTCATAACCATTGCTTTACTCCTTTACTTCTGCAATCATTATTCTTTAGTTTTAGCTTTAGCCTTTACTTCTTTTGATTCAACATCTTCTTTTACTTCTAAAGTGTCGATCTTAGGTTCTGCAATTTTTTCTTCTACTGTTACTTTTTTTTCTTCTACTACTGCAGTAGGTTGTTTTTCATCTTCGTCTGAAGAAAGAAAATCTTCTATAATATCCATTTTTTCTTTTAGCTCTTCTATAACTGGAATCAATTGCTCTAATATGCTTAACACATGGACATTAGCCAAACGGTACTGGCTATTTAAAACAGAATTTTCTAATTCTTCTAACAGATTTTCATCTACTATCATATATCTCCTATAGTGTAATCGGGTTATTTTCTTCGACTACAGTATAGTCGTTATCGAGCAACTTTTCAATTGCTGGAAGCCAACTTAAATCATCAGCTGATCTTTTAATATTAGAAGATTTGTTTCTTCCGAACTGGTTAGATGGTCGAGCTTTATTCCCAGCATCTTTTGTTTTAGAAGGTAGATTTACCTGACCCTTAGGTGCTGGTGTTTGTCCGTCTCCAGTTTTGCTAGTAGAAGTTGCTGCTGGCGTTGGAGCTACTGCAGCTGCATTTGCTGCTATATCCATTTGCATTTTTGCCTGCAAAGCCATATATAATTGTTGTTCATCTAACTCAGAGCTTAGGCCAAGTACTAATCTTGCTTCGTCTAATGTTATTAGATTATTAACATACTTCTGGATTAAATGGTTTTCTTTCTTAACCTGAGTATCAACATCTATCTCTTTAAATCGCAAGAAACATCTATCTGATATAGTATCTTCTATTGGGTTTGCAATTGGATCAAAGCCACCTTCAAAAAGAAGTTCGTTAAATATATGCAGTCTTACTAGATCAGAGAACTGCTTTTGTAATTGCTTAACCTTGTCATACAAAGCAGCGTCTAGTCTTTCGGTAACTGATCTGTTACCACCATTCATGCTCATACCAAGATGGTGAGGAGCAACGCCTAGACCTACTGCAACTCTTTCTTTGAAATGATTTAGGTACTGTGATGCATCAAGTGCAGTGTTGTTAGCCCCAATGACGTCTACAGCGTGTCTGAATGGCAATATTAGCCCACCTTCAGCTCTTATGTTTTCTATCTCAGCTGCAGCTTTTGTTATTTCTTCTGGCTCTGCTGGTTGCTCTGCTGTACCAATCGTGTACTTGTAAAGTGGGAATAGTTCTCTATGGACTAAGTTTTGTATATCTTCTTCCATTTGTCTTAATGCAATAATGTCATCAAGGACAGTAGACAAAGCTGGAGTACCAAAAGCTCTTCCTGGCTTTTTATCAAAGTACATGTGTATTACGCGCTCGGCAGACCATACTGGGTCTTTGTCGTTTGGCGAATATGTTAAAGGGTCAGTTGCCTGTTGGTAGGCTTTAGCTCTGTTCTGCTTGTCTCTTAAAATGTATACTTGCTCAGTAGGTATCAGATAGAACCCAGCAATTGGGTCGCTACCATTAACTGGAGTTAAAGTATCAGGGAAGTAAGAACTTAAATCAGCCCTAGCTTTGACAATAAAAACGTTTGAATACTTTATTAGCTGGTCAGACAGTTCCATCAAAAATTCCGAAAACGGTCTTTTCATCGTCATTTCAAAAAAGTCTATTCTCCTATAAAGATAGGAAACAGCCTCTTCGTTCTCGCCAATGATTTCCCAGCCCTCTTTCCAAAAGAGTTCACGGTGCTTAGACACAGCCTGACGGGCATAGCCGTCTGTGTCACAAGCTTGGGTAATCCTATTAAAGTCGTACGGAGACGGCTCGAAAGCAGCTCTTGTGTCATAATAATAAGAAGAACCTCGAAAGCCTAAAGCTAACGCAGCTATCTTAATGCTCTTACTTAAGCCTTTTAATTCTTCTGGTTTTAACGCTTTTTCAACTACTGAAGAGCCACTATTGTCAGAGAAAAAAGGCAGATATGATCTAACGGCCATAGGATATACCCTGCTTTAAACTAGGTTTAATTATAATAGTAATTGAAATTACTAATTTTACTTACTTGTTTCAGACAATCCAGACATTTCGAAAGATTTCTTAATAATAAGACTCTTAACTGCTTCAAGCCAAAAGATTGTTTCAGTTTCAGAAAAATCGCTCTTATAGGAAAGATTTTGCTGTGAAATCTTAATAACTACAGTTGCCTCTTGCTGGACATCTTCTACTTCTACATTGGTATCTTCACTCATTGAAAGTCATCCTTTTGTTTTGTGTTTTTTATTGTTTCTGGTTCTTTTGCAGGAGCGTTTAAATTAATCTCAGCTGTAAGCTGTTTAATTGTAGCATCCTTTATTATGCCTTCAAGAACTAAGGCGTTTACCTTGTCCTGGAAAGCTTGCATGATGAAATTTACATCTAAATTATTTTCCATGAATTTTATTATATCATCTTAGCTTCTAAAGTAGCAACTTTTGCAGATAATTCTTGTATTGCTTTAATTATAGGAGATATAAATTCCTCATACCTAAGTGCTTGGTCTGAGTCTGGGTTTTCCGTATCTGTTAATATCCATGGGCCAAAATCCTTTGGATCAATATTGTTTTTATCTATTGCTTCTTTAACTTCCTGAGCAATCAAACCTAGGTGCCTTCTTTTACCTGGAGCACCTATTCTTACCTCTGGTATATGTGTAATTGGATCTCTTATTTCTTCTCCGTTTTCGTCCAATACTGCTTCCATGTAAGAAGCTATTCTTCTGTAAGAAACTGGGCGTAAGTCATTAATGAAATCTAACCCAATATGTATATCTTCTATTGCTGTTTTTGTTCTTCTGTCTGAAGTATTTATTGAACCATCAATCGACCAAACTTCTGTCCATCTATAATCTGAAACTCCGAAGAGCCTTGTTGTTATCTAGGTATGGGTACCAATGGGTTTTTGACCCGCCTGTAGCCCTGCTTCTCATGCTTATGGCATTTACTAAAACGCCATTATCTGGGTCAACGACAAAAGACCCTGGTTGACTAGCATCCCATTGGTAGACTACAAATGCACCATTAGATAATAACATAGCTATTGGGTCATAAGGTACGTTGCCATAATATGTCCCTGATGTTCTAATCCCGCCACCATCAATAATCCAGCCACCAATAGTTCCACCAGTGGCTGTTAGGTTTCCTGTATTAACGGTTCCAGTGATATTGGCTGTTAGGGCGGTCATGTTCCCGTCATTATCTACGCTAAAATAAGGAAAATAAATACCAGACGAACCACCTGTGTCCACCTGTATGTACCTAGAATCTGAACCTGCCCTAAAATAAGCCGTATCATTGGCTTCTCTTCTTACCCATGCGTTGTTCCATGTTCCATCTATCCCTAGACCATTATGATCCGCAGCGTCGTTGACGTTTTTGCCAATGTAAACATCTCCAGCTCTTAAATACCCGGTCATTGTTCCGCCAGATGCGTTTATTGTTCCGGTAAATGTTCCAGATGTTGCAGTAACTGCTCCAGTAAAAGATCCAGACGTTGCAGTTATCGCTCCACTAATAGTTGCTCCTGTGGCAGATAGCACTCCGCCAGCAGTCACCCCAAACTTTCCTGATGTAGTTGCTACTGTACCATCTGAAGATATAGTTAAACCAGTTGTAGTTACGGATTTTGCATTAATTTCTCCTCTTATTGATGCTGCACTAAACTCTGCATTTCCGTCACCTTTAATTGCCCAACCAGAACCATTAGCCCCAGCTACATAACCTGATGATTTTATTATTGAGTTAACTCCATCTAAAGCAATGATGGATGACGTTATAGTTCCTGCTTTTATCTTTGTGGCGGTTAGCTCTGTTATTTCTGCAGAGTCAATTAGTGTTGCAACTGAACCAATTAGCGAAGTCCAAGGGCCCCTGTTGCCAGAGTTGTCGAAAGATCTTACTCTGCCATAATAGATCGGGGGTGTGACAGCATTTAACGCAACTGTAACACCTGCTAAAACTACAGTGAATACGCTGGTATAGCTAGATCCGCTCTTGCAGTAACGTGGTAAGACTGTTGGTTGAATATACTTGATAATCGTATCCAACTAAGTCTTTATCAGTAGGCGCATCAAATTTGAACATAACAGACTTTGAATTACTGTACAAAAAGAAATTTGCTATATCTGGGGTGCCAGGAATAGTTTCATCTCCCGGTGTTTCAAATATAAAACTTTTTTCAGCAATTATAGTTGATATATTTTTATCGTTTACTAAAACTTTTGCCAAGTACCTTGTATTTGGCTTTAGGTCTTGTATGGTCTGTCTAAATTGGGTCATGATTCTCCTTAAGATTTAAATGAAAGTACACTAGAGTATTCTTTGGAATCCAATGTAGCTACTGGTCCTTCTAGATATTTAAAATTTATAAACTGGACAACAGTATCTGCTTGGTTAATATTATCTTGTTCTATTACTTCTATAACAAAATAATATTCTTCGCTGTATTCTAGTGTGTCTATCTCGTAAACTAACTTTGAAACACTTTCATTGGAAGCTAGGTTTATAATTACATTGCTCACGACTTCTTTTTCTTCAATAGTAATTGAAGTATCATTAGCGTAATCATTTGTTGTTATGGCTTTTTTGATAATTTTAAGTTTAAATTTTCCACCATTTTTTAAAGTCTGCGCGGTTAATTGAAGTATAGGGCCCTTAAAAGAACCGGTCACTTTTGACCCAGGATTATTAGATTTGTACTCAAGCCAATCAGTTGTTTGGTTATAGTAAGAAAAAACTGGAGAACCATCAGTTGCGTCATTCTTGGCATCAACTGTAGTTAGATAGCTTGCTATCGTCGATATGTTCAAGTTGTAATCTGCTGTTAGAAGATTTGCCGGCGTGTTAGTAAAAGAAGTAATATTTGCTTGACTAATTTGTTTGTACTTTACTACGCCTGAGTGCGTAACTGGTTCTACATATTTTATATAAGAATTGCCGTAATATATATGATATTTTTCATTTATTGCGGTTCCCTGTTTGTGGGTATCGCCACTTAAAAAATACAAAGTAGAATTAATAATATTAGATTTTACAACTTTAAATATATTGCTAGTAGGGTCACTTTGATATACAACAACATATTGTTTGTTGTCTGTTGTTTTTGTTTTATTCTTATCTACTTTAGTATAAAAAGAATCATCGTTTATTTTGACTACCAGTAAATTATTTGGCTCTATATCATAATACGGAGCACTAATCTTAATTTCGTTTCTCATTGGTGGAAAGATATATCTTGCATTTACGTCGTCGAATGATCCATCCCTTGATAAATAGTTAAACCAAGACATGACTAATCCTCTAATTCCACATATTCGACAATCATGTTAAATCTTTCATTGTCAATTCCTTCGGCTGATTCAAGGCCTAAGCTAGCACTTATTATAACATCAACAACTGGGACACCGCCAGTTAAAATTTCTGGGTTATAAGAATCTACAGATACAGAAACAGGATTGTCTGGATCTGTAAAGTTTTCTAAAAATTGTTTATCTATTCTATCCTGAGAATAGTCTACCGAACTAGCTCTTATGGGAGATGAGCCATCGGCTGCTGAGTGACTATGGTTAGCTAAATCTAGACCTCCTATTGTGGACCCTTCTGAGATAGTTATATCACCAGTAATAACTCCACCAGATCTCAACAAGTATTGAGGATGGTTGTCTTCTAATAAGTCAGTAAAATATTTATGACTTGAGTTTAATGTTTCATGCTTTTCATTATTAACTGAAGCTTGCTCAAAATACCCGGCATATTCGTCATAGGGAACATCAATAAAATATCTTTCGGACTTAGTGCCAGAAACAAACTTTAGTTGTCTTGTATAAGAAATGTATCTTCTTTTTTCTCTAATCATAGCTAAGACGCCAGATATCTTTTTATCTGCGTTGATTCTTTTATCTCTTAAGTCAGCCAATAAAGATGCTAAGTTTCCATTAATAGAAGAAGCTGCTATAACAACTTCTTTAGCTAAGTTAGGAGACTTTGTTCTCATGCTGCTAGATAACAAAGAAAGCTCTAAAGGATACGCGACTAAGCTTCTTGACTTAATAGCTGGAGATAAGAAATTGTCATAATACATGTCGCATGTATCTACCATTTCTCTTTTTGCCAAACCTAAAAGTTTTTTTGTTTCTGATTGGTAAGAGTTTATTCTGATCGAAAAAAATGCTTCAAATTGTGCTGCTTGGATTTGAGTGACATTATCCACCTCGGATTGGGGGAGTTCAGGTGGGCCTGAGAAGATTTCACGGGCAAAGAGTTTCGTATATTCTTTACACGTTTTTGCCCATTGGTAGAATTCTTTTGCGACCTTTTTTTCTGTATCATCGTCGTATTCATCCCCTATCGTATACAGCATGACGTTGTTCATGCGTAGCATCTCGTAATGCATGTACGATATAAATGTCTTAATGTCATAGTAAAAACTTAATGTAGTTTTACCGACATAAGCGTCGTACTCCATTACTAATGCTCTACAGCCCCTACACTGATGATCTACAGCGTAAAGGTATTCTTGGTAACTTATGTAGTTAGGTGCTGGTTTTTGAGATATTGTTATAATATCTGAAACTTCTGTTTTTGCAGCATTTACCACTTCTGACCACACTTGATTATGTGCTTCTTCTAAATCTGGAGACAAAGAACTATCTAAATAAGTAATATCTAGCAATGCTTCTATTTCTCCAATAACTTTACTCATTGACATTATTGCATCAGCTATTTCTGCCAAAACATTACCCCTAGGGATGACTTCTGTCATTGAACCTAAATAATGATTCATTGTTCTTAGGTCTGGCTGTCTTTGCATAGCCATATCCATTAGTTCGCTAGAAGTCAACCCACTTGTTTCAAATGGTGGGTTAGTATCAAATAAATTTGGTGACTGTGGGACGTTCGGCATATTTACTGACATAATTTCTCCTAAAACATATTTCTTTTTATCTTAGCGGTTGTTTTTTTTCTAAATCCCGCTTTGGGTGTACCAACATTAATTTTGTCTGCTCTTCCAACTCTTTGTTGATTATCTAAAGTATTAGTCGAAGAAACTAGTTGTTCTTCCGGCATAAAAAATGTATTCGATATACTTTCTGTATTCATAGCATACTTAGCTTTACTGAACTCTCCATAGTTTTGGGTAATTGCCAGTAATGCTAATATCAAAGCATCGTGCGCGTGATCAACTGCAGAACCACCAGCTTCAAAGACAGGTCTTCCAGTTTGGGTGGTTCTTACTACGACATAAGATATTAATTGCATAAACATGTCATCGTCAGATGCGGGAATACACAATTGTTCTCTTTCTAGAAATTGTCTTAAGTTATCAACCATAAAAGGCTTTAACTCTTTTTTGACCATTAGCTTAGTGTAAGGGTCTCTGATGTCTATTGTCTCTGCAAAGCTGACGCCTTTTACTTTTTCTTTTAATCCAGTATTTGGATTTTCTACACCATGCTTACGCAACAGCTCAACTTGTACTTCACCATAGCCTCTGTCCACATATATGTGTTTTGGGTTCAACATTGTGTTGAGTTCTATAATTCTAGCTACAGCCTTAGTTAATGTATATTCAGACTTTTCTATTTCTTCTCTAAAGCAAAGTTTTATCTTGCCTCTAAATTCTGCTTCTTCATAGTTTTCAGAACAAACTTCTAATACTACTATGTTTGTTCCGGCTCCATATTTGTCCCAGTCAACTCCAATAACATGGAAACTTCGTGCCGAAGTTATAGTTGGTATGTAAGACCAACCTGGATCTATAAAAGCTAAGTCAACGTATCTTCTTGGATACACTCCTTCTGAGTCTTCTCCCCAGTCTGCTTCGATTTCGTGGCGATATCCCATTTCGGAATATTGTTCTCTAAATTCATCTTCTTGTTCTTTACTAAAGAATGGGTTTGCGTATGATGGAAACCAAAATTCCTTAAACCTAGGATTCCTACACCATTCCCAGAATTTTTCTCTACGACCAGTTGGGGTAGATGCTGCTATTAAAACTTTGTCTGGTTGGTCTTCAGCGGTTTTCTGGAGCATTGCGTATAGCGCGTCAAGGTCATCATTGTGCATGTAGTCCATTTCGTCAAGCACAATTACGTGAGCTTCCTGACCACGAGCAACGTCTGACTTGCCTCCAGATCTCATTCCTGATGTGAAGAATCTAATTGTTGATCCATTAGAAAACTGAATCATAAACTGAGGGCTAGTTACTTTTCTTGTTATGGAATCAAGGACTATATTATTTTTTGTAGCTAATCTAACCATTTCTTGGTAGATTAATTCCACGTGAGATTTCATTGGCGCAATAACAAGACATCTTCCGTCTCTATGCGTGTAGCTGTAATGCAAAAGATAAACTGCCATTGTAAAAGTTTTACCTAAACGACGACCAGCTCTTAAAACTTTTCTTAATGCTGGGTCTCTTAAAATCAGAGTTTGGTAAACTCTAGTTTCTACACCCAAGAAATGCTTAGCCCATAGACAAGGATCTTTTGCGTAGTGTAATTGCCTTTGCTGCTCAGAAGATAGCCCGGCATTTAGCAAATTATTATCAACCTCAAATGGCTCATCTACTAATAATGATAATTCTCTATTAGTTAATGGCCTAGACTCAATGGGTGATCCGTCTGACCAGTTAACGTGAGTTAATTTATTAGCAAAGACCCATTCTATTCTGTTTACTTGTTTTATAATTTCTGGGTCTTGTGCTTTTAGGATCTCAAGAAGATCTTCTCTAGGAAGAGCTTCTAATCTTTCTCTAAAATTTTTAGTCTTATCTTTTAAGCTAGTCATGATAATTATCCAAAATGGGAAGCCATCATTCCGGCTTCAGAACCTAAAGCACTCCTTGCGTTTAGTCTAGAGTTTTGTATTGCAGCAACGCCTCTTGCTCTTGAAGTCGCAGCAACCTCGTTATCAACATAACCCATGCCAAAAGCAGGCTTATTAATGCTTCCCTGCATAGATTTCATGGCATCCCTTGCAAATCTGGCTCCTCCGCCTATAACTGCGGTTGCAGCCATCTTACTTATATCATACACTGCTGCTGCAGTTAATATTGGGTTAGCAAAGTTTAATGCAGCTACGCCGACTCTAGCACCTACTAGTTTAGCACCTTCTTTACCTCCGTACCTAGCTATCTGTGCAGCTCCTCTTACCCCATAGGTTTTGAGAAGACCTTGCTCTAGCATTTCTTGACCAGCCATCAAGCCAGCTTTTTTGCCTATTACAGCTTCAGTTACGTCAGCTGTAAGAAACTTTTTAGCTCCAGTTCCTGTCGCCATATTTGTGTTTACTGCTACTGAACTAGCTGCCGTGGCAGACCCTGGGGCCCCAGGTATAACACTAAGTATATCATCAGCTATAGTCTTAAAGGCCTGAGTAGGACCACCAGCTTTAAGTGCTGCTTTTTTGTTTGCATTAAAAGAATCTAATGTTAATGTTTTCCCTGCGTTTTTTCCTGCTGCGCCAACTTGACTTTGCATTTCGAGAAGCTCTTGTGCTGTTGTATGTATTGCTGTTCTACTAGATCTAATATCAGCTATTTTTGCAGCCTTGCTTCCACCTGATCTACGGACCTCTACTCCAGCTGCATCCATTCTACTCATTAATGTAGCAGCGTCGTTTACTGCTGACCTTGCTCCAGCTAAAGCTTGTCCAGATAAGTTGCCTGCTTCGGCAAAACCTTGAGCTCCACGAGCATAACCCAACATTCTTTTTGTTAGCTCTCCTCTTGCAGATGATGCTAGAGCGTTTCCAGTAGAACCTACACCATCTTTGAAAAATTTAGAGCCTACGTCTTGGCTTATAAACCTAGACGATCCATCATCCAAAACCGCACTGTAGCCACCACCACTACCTCTTATTATCTTTGCGTTTGATGAAGCGGTTACCCCAGGAGGTGCTGGTGGACCCACTCCTCCTGGAGGAGCAGCTGGCGTTCCCATCCTATTTCTAAAGTATGGTTGTTGTGTTTTAAACCTATTTTCAAATCTTCCAGTTGTTGGATTTCTAAATCGCGTTGTTCCAGTTGCTGGGTTAATCTTTTTAGTCGGACTTGCTTGTTGGAATGGAGTAGACCTTCCGCTAACTTGAGCAATCTGCAAATCTTTGACAGTTGTTGTAGCCATATTAAATGGGTCAAAGCCAGGAGTAGTTGACCTTGCTATGTCTGATATAGATTGCCTAGCTTTACCTAGCCTTTTTGTAAGCCTTGTAGTATCTTTGCCTGAAGCTGTTCTTTTTGCTATTTTTCTTTCAATGGCGTCAGTTTGGGTAGCAGCCCTAAGCATACCAAATGCTCCGCCACCCATCATTCTAGTGTCGTCACCAACTGTACCACCAACTAGTTTTTTATATTTTTCTCCACTAAATAATTTTTCACCAATATCATTTAAACCAGTAAAAGGACTATAAGCGTTTTTTGCACCAGTTAATGCCGTTACAGAATGGAACCTATTTAAAGCCCTTGGGTCTAAGTGGTTCTTTATAAAAGGTCTCATTCTTGGTGCAGACGCATTTAATTTACCAGTGGTATCCGCCAAAGCATCTGTCATCTTTGCCATTTTGGCGTTTCTACGTCCTATTGTGCCAACGTATGAACCTCTACCAAATCTTGCTCCACGACCGTCTATGTGCGAAGCCTGTAGTCCAGTTGCGCGTCTTGAGGAACCAGAACCAACCATTCTATTAAGAGAGTCATTTCTTTTAAAGAGCCTACTATCTCTATTGGTATCTAGGAAGCCACCTTTCATTATGGTGTTAGCGCCTCTTCTAGAGTTAAAGGCAAACATAGACATAAGCCCTGGTTGGCTGCTTTGAACGTCGTTAAATAAACTACTTTGTGATCTTGTAGTCATGCCAGTTACCTGGCCAGGGATACCAGAAGAACTATAATCTCCAGGATACGGTAAGTTTTGTCCGGTCATTGGGTCAATAGGCATTAGTAACCTCTTCTGGAGTTTTGCATTCCGAGAACAATGCTTCCGCTAGCTCCAAGTCTTTCTTCTTGGTTTTTACTAGATCTTCTATTTGCGTATGGACTTGTAGACATCTTTGAAACTAGCTTTTTTGCTGCGTAAGCAGAGCCGAGCATTGCTGCTCCACCAATCCCTGCTACTGTTCCAGATCCTAACATACCTCTTTTAAACAGTTTTTTTGCAGCCAGATTCTCACCCTTGCCTATTAATTCGCTTGCCCCATATGCTAATGCTGATCCAGCAAGACCTACTGTTCCCACCCCAGCTAACATTCCTCCGCCAACTGCTACTGGCCCTGCTGCTGCTGCGCCTGCTGCTTGACCTACTGGGCCAAGAGCTTTTCCTGCTGCCCCTATTGGTCCGCCAACTATTTGAGATGAAATATATCCAGGACCTATGTCTCCACCAGTAAATGCTCTGTCTGCCTCTGGATTATCAAAAGCAACATCGAAAGCCCCATCAACTAAACTTTTTGACCCACTAATAACACCAGCAACTGCTGCTCCACCAAGAAGCATCCCCATGCCAGCTTTTCTAACGCCAGTGTTTTTTGCGGTAGAAGATGCTGCTCTACCAGAAAGTTTACCTGCTCCTCTAATGGCTCTGCCTATGTTTAACGCCATTTTATTTTCCTTTAATTATATAAGTAATCATATTTATTTGGTCCCATTCTTGTGTGACCTATTTTTGATCTATCTAAATTTCCAACAACTCCAGCTGTAGCTAATGGGTCATTTATTTGGCTATAAGCCTGAACTGGGACTGGATCATAAATATCTGTTCTTGGTGCTCTTCCAGGCATAGTCTCTTGCTGATCCATAACTTCGTCGTATGGGTTTGTTTCATTTTTTGACTTGTTATACATATAGTAACCAGCTCCAACAATAGCTGCAGCTGCTAAACCAATTCCTACTGGTTTTTTATAGTTTGCGTACATTTGCCTAACGTTTCTAGATCTGTCAGCGTAGTTTATTCCTACCTTTAAAGAACTAAGTTCGCTAGTTATTCCTGACCTTAAAGTTTTTGATTCGTCTATAGTGTCAGATAATTGATTTGCTATACCTATGGCTTGTTTGTCTTGAGCAGATGATCTAGCTGCCATTTCAGCTGGGGTTAACTCCATAGCTAATCCTGTATTTTCTGCATTTTCAAATGGGGACAAGACTACTGCTGTTTCATCCATGTCTATAAGTCTAGAAGTTCTTCCAGCGGTTAACATATCATTTCCGCTTCCGCTCTGCAACTGCCCCTAATGTATTTTCTGCACTTGCCGCCACGTCATTAGTTATTCTAGCAACGCCTAAACCACCAGTCTCTATTTTTTCTTTAACAGCAGTTAGTGCTGCTTCTCTATCTCCTGAATTTATAAAAGCTTGCAAATCTCTTAATTGTTTTGTCCCATCAGAAACACCTTCTGCTGCATAATCTGATGAAATTCCCGTTCCTATACCACCTAAGTCTGAAGCACTAGCCACTGACTCAGCGGCTTCCAGTAATGATGATGCTAACACGTCTGATTGCTTTTGAGTATAAGCTCCTTGCCCACCAAGAAATGCATTTATTGTATCTTGACCAGTTACTTTTGATAATCTTACTTTATTCATTTCTGCAGCAGTGCTGACTACGTGTTCTGGTAATACCGTGTCGCCTACGCTTAAGCCTGTTGATTGTAAAATTTGTGTACCGGGTGTACCTATCAATGCATCTGAAAGTTTCATTCTTTCAACTAATCCACCCGCTCCAGCAACATTAACTTCCATTCTTTCAAAAACATCTCTACCAACCAATATTTTTGAACTTATAGAAGAACCACTCATTATTTTTGTTATATCTTGAGGGTTAAATACTTGTAGACCCAAATCAGATAATACGTCTGCGTTCTTAATAAATCTCATTGAGTTTTTTGTAACTGCTACCCCAGAACCTGGAGTAGCAAAAGCTGAATAGGCAGATCTACCTACAGCTGCTGTTGTTTTAGCTAATTCTACGCTTAATGCCCTACTTGTTATATCTGCTCCAGCGTAGGGGTTATTTATTCCGCTAGCTAATCTAGCTGCTCCTTCAATTCGTCCAGTCTCTAACCCTCTTCTTATCGCACCACCAAAATTAATATCTTCACTAGAAGAACCAAATGCTTTTCCTCTCATTTCTTCTGCGAGCGTTCCACTTGGTGCGGTTAGTCTTGAGGTTGCAGTTAACGACTGAATTAGTGAATCTTCATCCATACCAGCTATGCCAGCTTTGTATGAATCAAAGTCTGAAACTGGCATATTCAAACGCTGTCCAAACCCATAGCGTGCCGATAACGGCATTCTATCTATTTCGCCCTGCTCACCAAAATTAATTCCGGTAGATATTATTTTTTGAGCAGCTGGATTATAAGTTGCCGATATTCCAGGTATACCGTAGGATTCAGTAACATCCAAGCTTCTATCTTGAGCGTCTGCAAAAATCCTGTCAATATGGCTAGTTGCGGCACTGTCTTGTATTGGTATTGATTGAGTAAAATTTTCAGGATATAGGTTTACATCTGTTGGCAAACCAGGTGGAGGCGCAGGACCAATAATTCTTGGATCTAAAGAAGAAAATCTATAACCAGCATTAGAGTCTCTAGTACCTTTTGAGTAAGATACAACACCCTCCATTGCCCTAACTTCTGCTTCAGATATTCCTAGTGCAGCTGCCTTATCTGCTATCTCTATATCGGATAATACATCACCCAGTGATGCTTCTACCTTAAAGCCTCTTCTACCTAAGTCTGTTGATAATAATCTTTTTGATGCTTGAGAAAGCTTTTCAACATCAGCTATATTTGTAGTCATAGTTGGAGCTGCAGAACGAGCAGACACTCTTCTTGCCTGTTGTACGAATTTTCTTGCGCCTACGGGAAGATGGCTTAAATCCCCAGGAGAATAATCTAAATCTCCAGTTGCTACGTATTGCGCGTAGAATCCAGCTAGTAATGTGTCTGTTTCTGCAATGTGGGAACCTCTTCCCATTAATTGCATAATTTTTTTTGCTGCGTTTGATCCAGGTGCAGATGAATTACTTGCTTCTGCGTGTATTAATTCAAAAAGATTTGTTGTTAATCCTAAGTTTTCCATTGTATTAGGAGTAAAACTTCCACCTAAATCAATTTCCTGGAATAACTTAGCAGATCCGACTGTCCTTGCATATAATGCGCTACGAACCTGTTGTTCATCTGTTATGTCAACTCCATAGCCAGCTATTTGAGATAGCCTAACTGCTTCCGGGCTACCCGGCGTTGCTGCAGCAGCCATGAAGCTAGTGGCGTATTGATCAAATTTTTGACTCATATAAAGTCTGCCTGAAAAATCTACATCAGTTATAAAACTTGGATCAGAACTTATTCTTTCGGAGAATTTTAAAACTGTTTCCCTAAAAGCTTTATCTGTTTCATATCCTGGAGTATTTTGAGCTGTTTGTATAAGCTGTCTTAAGTCGAACGATGCGTTTTTAATTGCTAATGTGTCATAAGATAAATAGTGTTCCATTTCAGCACCGAGTGCAGCCCTTGCTGCTGCTGGGTTTCTAGCGACATCTATTGATAGTCCACCCTCAAGTTCGTTAACTCCTTCGGCTAAGTTCCTTAGCCCAGCTGGAGTTTGTATCACTCCACCTTCCATCCCTGGTTGTCTAAAAAATAATTTCCTAATACTACTTGGCCCACCTATTGCTACGTCTCCAGTATCACTCATTGTTGCTTCTGTTGTTGCAAGAGATCTTATCCTAGAGTTATCTCCAAGGCCAGTTGTTTCTGAGTCAAGAATTAACATTCTTTTTGTTAGTCCTGCTCCAGGCCTTTGTCCAAATGGACTTAATTGTCCGACCAGGTAAAATTTGATTAGCATTAGATGCCATTTCGGTCATAGACAAAGGGTTCATAGCATAAGCGAAAGATTCTATTAAAGATTTATTTGGATCAATATTAAAATACATACTTGAAAGAGTTGCCAGAGCAGGATGACTTTGAGGGTCTCTTACGTCATATTGCGTTAACGCTCTATATGCGTTTCCACTTGGTAGATCTCTGCCGGGCATTCCAAACCTTTGGACTAACGTAGGAAGATTATAAACTTCCTCTGCGGCAAATCGCTGTATTCTTTGTTTGGCATCTAGTGTCAGTAAACCTAGATCCATTCTTCCAGTTGCCTTAGCTAACTCCAAAGCTTTTGAAGAAGCAGATTTACTCAACATGTCTGGATTCTCTAAAAAGGTAGAATACATTGTCTGCAGTGTTTGGTATCTTTCCATGAACTTATCTGGTGTTCCAAATATTTGTTCAATTTGCGCAGCAGTTCCTGAGACTACTCTTGACGACGTAGATGAACCTCTTAACGTAGAACCACTACGACCTAAAAATTCAGTTACTAAGCTGTCTTTTTTAACCGGATTAAGTCTTGGCATCTTGGTCGTCTTTTTCGCTTGGTTGTTGTGCCTCTATGTAGTCGTCTACCTCAAGAGTTCCTAGCTTCTTCTTTATTAACTTTTCACGTTCTAATTCCATAGACTGAACTTTGTCTATTATTTCTGATATTGCCTGTGCTGTATCGAGTTGTGTTTGGCCGGCTTTAGCTCTTGCTTCTCTAGTCGCCAAAAGCTGATTCCTAAGATCTTTTCTTCTCTTATGCAATCTATCTTCTAACTCTACTGCTAAGTGCAATTCTTTCTTTAAAATTGGCTCTCCACTATTTGGGTCTATACCAATTATATTTTCTTGTATAAAATGCTCTTTTGCTAGTAGTTTAGTTTTTCTTACGTATTGTATTTCTTGGTCAACTAAATCCCTAACCATTGATACCTCTACTAAATTCTCTGGGCTGACTTCTAGTTGATCCATGTATTCATAAGTAAATTGAGAAACCATAGACATCTCTATTGGACATGGGTCACCCTTTGGAGCAAGATCTTCTTTATGTAGCGGGCATGTAGAAGCAAATATACATTTTACTGCTTCACACCTCATGGGTATAGATGCAAACATAGAAGTTCTGGTTTTTTGCGGTCTAATTAAATCGGAAGCTTTACTTCTTTGTTCTTCTGTCCATTCTTCCGGGAAGAACAAATCAGGCCTCAACGATTCAAATGTTTTTAAAAAACTATTTTTATTATACTTTTCAATATCAGACATTAAAGTCAATCCAATCAATAGATCTTAAATTACCATTCTCATATTTCTCTACATGAGCACTTTTACAATAGCAGCAATAGTAATCTATGCTGCTAGTGCTTTTTCTCTTTGCTGTATCATCTAATACTAAAATCATAGAATGATTACATCTGCCGCACAACAAAATTATCTTAAATCGTTTAAGACTTCTTGAAGACCTTTTTCTAATCTTGCGATAAGATCATCACTTTGATTTGCATTAGTAAAAACGCCAATTTCTCTCATCTGATCTGCTGATAAATGAGAACTAGTTATATATCTAGCACCTTTGCATACTTCGCAGTAAGATTCTCTTTCGTCTGAAAAGCATGTGCACTTTTGTATAATATCAAAATGCTCAAGTGACTGAGCAACATCAAACCATTTTTGTTTAAACATCTTCTTAGTTTGTTCTTTATATGCCCTGAGCTTTTGATTATCAGAAGACAGCATGGTGCCCATATCTAGAGACTGTTTCATTAAATTATTTATTGTCTTATACAAAAAGCTAGCTAATTCAAAGTCACCATTTTTATTTAGATGCATTTTCCAATCACTCATAACCAAACATCCTTACGCGTTTCTACCCAATCCTTTGGGTGTACCTATTCTACCAGATGGCTGAGGGTTTGGTTTACGCCTAGAGTAGCCTCTTCTATCTATAGAAGCATTAGCCATACCAAGACCTGCTGCGCCAGCTCCATAGCCAAATATTCTTCTGTTTCTGTTTCTTATAGTTTGTGCTGCCATTGGATTAGACATAAACTGTCCGCCTGTACCAACATTACCCATCCCTCTTGTTCCGCCAGGAAAATATCCTTGAACTCTATAGTCGATAGACTTATTATTTGATGGATCTATATTAATTTTAGTTCGTGAACTAATTGGTCCACGGTCTGAACCTATTACCAAACCACGAGGATTACCTGCTGATGGCCTTCCTCCACTAGCGACTCTTTTCGAAACCGTTTCAGCGCCCTGTGGCAAGTCACCTAGCCTAGCAAGGCCGCGGCCTCTATAGTCCATAACAGCTCTTGCGGTTGTTATAGCTCTTCTACCAAGACTGTTTTCTGGACCGCTTTGAAGAAAACTATGTATCCTTTTACCTATAGGACCAAGTTCTCTTGTTGCATGAGAGAATGTTTTTCCTGCTTTAGACTTAGCTACAACGCCTGAACCGCCATATAAAGTACTAGCAGTGTTAACTACTGACCTGGGGATTGCCATTAGATTAAACCTCCGTTTAATATTGGTACATTCCGCCGGATTTGCCCTTATTAAGGCCGGAAGTTGTTCTTCCTCTTATACCGCCAATAGCTGCACCCATAGCAACTGCACCAGAAATTCTTTTTCCACCTCTGGCTAATATAGCCTTATCGAATACATGCTTTGAATCGCCTATATATCCGCTTAGTCTTAGATAAACCAGCAGTACCGCCAAGTGCACCTATAGCGAACCTTGTCCCTCTATCGGCCATATTGCCCTTAAATTTACCAAACTCTGCGCCTCTTGCCATGGCGCGTGCAGTTGAGATTGGTCTTGTTATTGCATTAATAGCTCTTGCCATAAACACCTCTTTTGTAAGTTATGTTATTATAGTAACTCTATTGTTCTACTATCTTATTATTCAAACTCTTTTTTTGTGGTTTTGTTGTCTTTAAAGTAAACTTATCGTTACTGAAACCAATTTCAAACAATGAACCTCTTGGTATGTTTGAACCAATCAAGATATCGGCTAATGGAGTTTCTATCAAATCTCTTCTTGCTTTAGATAATCCTCTTGCACCTTGAACTGAATCTATACCATTTTCGACTAAAGCCTCTATTGCTTCATCTGTGTAACTTACAGTAAAACCTTTTTTAGTTAATTTTTCTGCAACTGCAAACATTTCTAGTTCGGCTATTTTCTCGTAGTTAGATTTGTTTAAATGATTAAAAACAATAATCTTATCTAGTCTATTAATAAACTCTGGTCTAAAATGTTTTTTAACAGATTCTGCTGTTATTCTTTCCACCATTTCTCTTGGTGGCATCTCTCTTGTAAATAACTTGGCACGTGTGTCTTTAGTAAAACCAGTTCCCCCCATTGTGAGGTGATCTACTATTTTTTCATTACCTAAGTTGGTAGTTAATATAATTATAGTATTGCGAAAGCTAACTTGCTCACCTTTTCCATCTGTAAGTACTCCGTCTTCAAAGACTCTTAAAAAAGTATTCCACATATCCGAATGAGCTTTTTCCACTTCATCTAACAGCACAACTGTATTTGGATTCTTTTTAACTAGGTTAACTAGTTGCCCACCTTCGTCGTGTCCAACGTAACCTGGAGGTGATCCTATTAGTTTTTGGTTTTCGTGCTTTTGTTGATACTCTCCACAGTCTATTCTCACCATTTGCGCGTCTTCGCCAAATAGATATTTGTTTAGACTTGAGGCTAAGTGCGTCTTTCCTACGCCGGATGCTCCGGCAAACAAGAAAATACCCAATGGTCTGTTGTCGTCCGATAAACCAGCTTGCGATCTTTTTAGTGCATTAAAGACTTCTAATACAGCTTCGTTTTGACCAATTATATTAGATTCTAGGTGGTCTTTTAAGTCTAGGAATTTTTGTTTAGATATCTTCTTTGGCTTACCCTTTTGAGGTGCAGGCTTAGGCTTAGTAGAGCCTCTAAGCATATCTTTTACTTTATCGAAGTCAAAGTTTTCTTCGTCCAAATCTAACTTGTTGTCAGCAAATGGGTTCATCCAATCGGGATTAGCTAAAGAAACCCAGCTATCAATATCTAGACCTGGGTTAAGCATAATGCATCCATTATAGAGAGATGCTATACATTTTTCTGCAGAATCTCTAGGCATTAGTCTTAATGCTTCAGTTACTTCAGTCTTCATATTATAAACCGTATTTTCCAATATCAGTTTTTTAACATTAGGAAGATTCGTAGTATCGATTGATTCTAAAAATTCTTTAACTTCATCTGGATCCAGAAGCTTGTACTTAACGTACACGGATAAGTCTGGCATATATATCTGATAGATCTTCATGAGATCAGACCCCTATCTTTAGCCACATTCAAAACCGTAAGTAATGATATGATAATATAGTAACTACCGTAAGTCTTTAAACTCACTAAGAGGCTTCTATAGGGCTGGGGAAAAAAAGTATACCCAAACATTTGCACTCTTGTCAAGTCATTGCCAATCTTTTTTTATTATTTTTTCTATTTCGGGCTGATCTTCTAAACAAGGGCCACTTAATGACCAAAAACGCACTAGATCCATAGGTGTATTAATTGACTTCTCTAACATTCTGACTGCTCTTAAGTAATCGTAATTTAAATTATGAATAGATTTCATGCTGTCTCCTAGCTATGTTGTTGATACAGTATACCAAAAGTAAATATTTAAAGACCGCACAAAACAACTTTTTATAATGCCAAATTGTATATACCGGCATGGTATACTAGGTGCTATGTCAAAAGAACCAAAAGAACAAAAAGAATCTAAAACTTTAGAAATAGCAATTGCTCAGTTAGAAAGACAGTTTGGCATTGGATCGGTAATGATCCTTGGTAATAAGAAGTCTGAACCTTGGCCAGCAGTTTCTACTGGAGCATTGCCACTAGATAATATTCTCGGTATTGGTGGATTACCACTTGGTAGAGTAGTAGAAATATATGGGCCTGAATCGTCAGGTAAATCGACACTTGCTTTATCGCTTGTTGCCGAAGCTCAAAAGATGGGATTAACATGTGCTTATATTGATGCCGAACATGCTTTAGATCCGGTCTACATGACTGCGGTTGGAGTTGACCTAAATAAGCTTCTTCTAGCACAGCCTTCATATGGTGAAGAAGGACTAGAAATTGTAGACATGCTTATTAGAACAGGTGAAATTGGCGTAGTTATTGTCGACTCAGTTGCCAGCTTAATACCTAAGGCAGAGCTTGAAGGTGATATGGAGTCTTCCCAAATGGGGTTGCAGGCGCGCATGATGGCTAAGGCAATGCGTAAGTTAGTTTCATTAGCAAACGAGAATAAAACTCTTATAATATTTATTAACCAAATTAGAAATAAGATTGGTGTAATGTTTGGTAACCCAGAAACTACCCCAGGTGGTTTTGCTTTAAGATACGCAGCTTCAGTCCGACTTGATATTAGAAAAAAAGAAGACCTAAAAGATAAGCTTGGTAACTCTGTTGGAATTAAGGTAAAAGTAAAGGTCATCAAGAATAAGATGTCTCCTCCAATGAAGTTAACTGAGTTCGATATTATGTACGGAAAAGGTATAGACAAGTTTGGTTGCGTATTTGACGCTGCAATGCAGGTTGGAGTTTTCACTCAAAAAGGCGCATGGGTTTACTATAGAGGAGAATCCTTCTCTCAAGGTAGAGAACAAGCTATAACTAAAATAAGAGAAGATGAAAATCTTCTTAAAGAACTTAAGGAGTTAATTACTAATGGCGTGCTCCCCGACCAGTTGTCCTGATTGTCCGTATCCGCCTAATCTAATGGTTACGGAACTGACTAAGAATAATGAAGGTTTTATGAGATACGAAGTAGATTGCAGAGAATGCGGAGAGGTATGGGTAGAGTTAGATGAAACAGCTACTAATTAAGTATTATTTAAAAATTGTTAGCTTTATTTGGAGATTTTAATGTCAGAACAAAATGATGATATTTTTTTTACGGATGAAAATCGGACAGATGATGTTGTTCGAAATAAAGAAGAATCCGCCTAAAGATACCGAGATCTATGATCTGGCTGTTAAGATTTATCTAAATTCAAGAGATCTCTTGCTTAAGATGGCAGATGACCCTCAAAAGGATTTATTCTAATTTTAACCGCTTTTCCGCGCAAAATTTTTTTCTTTTTTTAATCTTATTAGTTCTTGATTCAGGGTACTATATTAATATGCTTATAAAGGAGAGCCATGAATATATGGGAACTCATTAAGAACTTTGTTGGTAGTAACGACGTAGACAACATGGTTGTCGTTGATTACCTTTCTGACGAGGGCGAAGCTGGCGTTATTGCGATTCTGCGCAACAAATATAAAACCTTGTGCTTTTCTTACTTTAGCCTAGACCAATGGGAAATGATCCAAGACACCTCCTCAATCACGGATAAACATGTTGAGGAGATAGTCAAGGGGATCATTGATGATCTAGACACTGTTGTGTTTATAGATCCTGACGATTTAGAGCGTCGGGCTTAACTAAGCTTAAAAAGCTTCCCATGTGGGTCATCTAAGTAAGCTTGTCCATAAACTCCACAGGTTAACCACCCTAGAACCTCTTTAGCCACTCTAGGAGAGTGCGTAAAGGGTAAAAACGTCTTTAAGTACTGTACAGAGTAATTGTTATTTGTATCTTCGTAGAACGTGTTATAGCGTTCCTTATTGATACAAAGTATAGAGTTAGTCTTGCCCTTGAGCTTTTTAAACAATTTAGTATTATGGTTCTTAGGCTCAACCAATATTACTGAATCAAATACAAATGATTTAAGGTTATATAGACTATAGAACAATTCACAGGATTCTTTATATCCTATAAATGTAATTGTCTTATATCCTACCTGAAAGGTGTCATACACGCTTTTCTGTATCTGTATACAGGATAGGTCTGGATAGTTATAATCTTTCATATTAAAATAATATACATCATGGTTTTTTAACAGTAAGTTGTGAAAGCTATTACCCAATGGTGAAGCCATTAGTCTTTCATCGATTATTATCGCCTTATCTGTTGTTATTCTCATATTATCAGTGAGTGTGAGCATATTGGTGTTTTCCTTTTTCATAATCAGTAGCTACTGTATCCATCGTAGTTGTCAGAATCGTATTCGTAGTCTTGTTTAGGGTATTTGTTAAAGAAATTAGAGGCACTATAGGTGTCCATGATCTCTTCGATCATTTCTTCGTCCTCCTGTGTTTCTACGTATACGCTTTCTGGGTATACCTTTTTACGTGGCATTTTGATTCTCCTATATGATTAGTGGTTTTTATCGCCGGCGGACACCGACGTAGGGGATAATCTATCGACTCTTATGGTCTTTGTCAACTCGTAGGCATAAATATCCAAAATATTTTTCCGGCCGACTCCATAATGGGCTCTAACCTATATAAACTAGTATAAAGTTCATTAGGTCTAAAAAATAGGGAAAAATTTTAGGCCACTAACTATTATAACATATGATACAACGTAATCTTTAACGTGCCCACCGGAGTATGGGGGGTATCTACTAAGAATATTACTAGCACATGCACTAACAATGCTTGTGCTTTTTTTTGCCACAACTAACCCAATAAAGGAGGGAAACAATGGCACATAACAACAAAGCAAAGGTGCTTATGTTTGTAGCTGCAATAGCTGCATTCATAGGGCTAGTAATGTACACCGGTAAGGCGTATGATGAGTTCAGCTGTGAGGCTGCTACTCATACTATGTCATATGGTGACACTGTCTATAGTGTTGCAAGGACATACTGTAAGAATAACTACAGTAATGCAGTGCAATATATCATGGACAGTAACAACATAACTAGCAGGCAATTAACTAGCCTACGTATGGGTACAATTATCCATATAGAGGCGACTAAATAGCCTAGCCTGTGTGGGTGGGATGGGTATCCATATATGGGTACTCATTCCACCACCATGCACTATACATAGCCACTACAAATAAGGAGGATATATGATATTGCAAATGTTATACAAATGTCTGTCTTGCGATGGGCGATACCGGTACGATCAGCTGAAGGATGGTGAATGCGAATCATGCATAGCTAGCCTTCCTATGTACAATGCTTTAATGCATCACTTAGCAACTACTGATCCAGGTACGCCGTTCGTATACAGGCCGGATACTAATCGTTAGTAATAGCGAATAGTATTCATGATACTAGAGGGTAGTCCTACCAAGGGCTGCCCTCTTTTTATTACCCATCTACACCAAGGAAAGGAGGTGAACAATGGCACAAACAGCTAGTCTCTTCGGAGCGGCGTTGGTAGACGGTCTTCGGATCGGTCTTACTAGCGGACGCACCGCAGAGCAGCAGGCTGCAGCTGACAGGGATGAATCCTTGTTCGTTGTAGAAGCAATCTGTGACGCTCTCGAGCGTGCAGGTTACAAGCGTATCTAACGATATGCTCTTGCAGCTGATCGACTAAGAGTCGGAGGAGTAACGCACCTTGGCAACAGAACAAGCGGGATCAATTGAGGGTAGCCCCTAGCAAAGGCTGCCCTCTTTTTATTGTCCCCTACACCAAGGAAAGGAGGTGAAAATGGACAAACTCTGGAGTGAAAACCGGGTATGGGTGGTAGCAGCCGCCCTTCTCGTGTTTACACCTCTTGCGAGCTGGATCTTCACGATCATCGGCGTCGGTTTCGACATCGTTGGTTTTGTGCTAGGTCTGGTGAACTGGTTCGGCCTGTTTGTAGTAGCTATCGTAGCTGCTGCATACGTGGCAAGGAAACAGTTGACGAACTCGGAAGAGTCCTAATACAGGATCCAACTGACTAAGAGTCGGAGGAATAACGCACCTTGGCAACAGCATAAGCGGTAGAGGGTAGCCCCTAATAAGGGCTGCCCTCTTTTAATTGCAATACATACCTAGTTACAACGTAAGCACAGACTCAGTATCTAAGGTAACCCTGACATGATGAGCTCCTGGGCACGATAGCCGAAAAAGTTTCTGCCCTCTTTTTTTTGCAGACCACCCCGGAATGCCGTGTGATCGGATCCACGTTAACTGTCCGTGAACCTACCGTTGGCAACTCGGTAGCAAAACAAAGGCCACCAAGGCGGTACGTAGCCTCAGGTCATCCCGACCAACGTACACAACGAAAGGATGGGCGAAATGACCCCTTCAATCACAACACCTGGAAACAGGCTTTCAGTAAGAATCGTCACGATGCGGGAGCAGAATGGACCTAACGGCCCGTTCGTCTCTTTGTCGGTGGCGGATGACTTTGAAAGCGGGTTTGCTCGTATCAATGCCAATGAAGGTGATCTTGTCTCGTACACGATCTCTACAGAGGTGTGGGTAGAGTTGCTTGCAATCATCGTCAAGACGACTGGAGCAAAGGCACAGACGAAAATGAGCAAAGGCAAGCGCCCTGCTAAGTACGTCTCCTTCGACAAGATCGTGAAGCTCGTTATCGAGCAAACGGCTCCGTTGAAGGTGGTTCGCAAGAATCGTGTCGACGCCATCACTATCAGTGGTGACGTTAAGGCTGTTACCTCACGTGAGAAGCGTGCAGGCAACGGCATCAGCCTAGACTAACGTCTAGTTTCCGGGGAAGAATAAACTGAGGGTAGCTCCTAGCAAGAGCTGCCCTCTTTTTATTGACGTATATACATAAACGAAAGGAGTAATATATGTCTACTAAGCGGAAGAAGAGTCCTAACTTCTATGGTTGTTCATGCACTAGATGTGGTGTATGGATTGATCCCAAGAAAGGATATTGGTCTGCTGTATGGGTCTATTGTACAACATGTTATGTTGCGCGATTTGACAATGCTCAGCCAAAACCAAAGAAGAACAAGGTAGAGATACCAAAGGACGACCTACACCTGGAGAGATGCAGGTGTGGCCGTATATATGAGGTAGAAGAAAACTACGAAGATATTATGCTTTGTAGCTACTGTTACCAAGTATAACTAAATCGAGGGTGGCCCCTAGCAAGGGCTGCCCTCTTTTTATTGCTGACGCACCTAGACATAACGTAACCACAGAGTCAGTGTCTATGGTAACCACGGGCCGATAAGCTCCTGGTCACGATAGCCGAAAAAGTTTCTGCCCTCTTTTTTTTGCAGACCACCCCGGAATGCCGTGTGATCGGATCCACGTTAACTGTCCGTGAACCTACCGTTGGCAACTCGGTAGCAAAACAAAGGCCACCAAGGCGGTACGTAGCCTTAGGTCATCCCGACCAACGTACACAACGAAAGGATGGGCGAAATGACCCCTTCAATCACAACACCTGGAAACAGGCTGCATGTCCGGATCGTCACGATGCGGGAGCAGAATGGGCCTAACGGTCCGTTCGTCTCCTTGTCAGTGGCGGACGACTTTGACCCTGGGTTCAACCGCATCAACGCCAACGAAGGTGATCTTGTCTCGTACACGATGACCCCTGAGGTGTGGGTAGAGTTGCTCAAGATCATCGTTGCCAAAACCGGTGCAAAGGCACAGACCAAGACGAGCAAAGGCAAGCGCCCTGCTCCCTACGTCTGCTTTGACAAAGTAGTCAAGCTCGTTATCGAGCAGACTGCTCCAATCAAGGTGACTCGCAAGAGCCGTGTCGACGCCATCACCATCAGTGGTGACGTCAAGGCCGTGTCTTCACGTGACAAGCGTGCGGGCAACGGCATCAGCCTCGACTAGCAATCGAGTTTCCGGGGAAAAGTAAATTGAGGGTAGTTCCTAGCAAGGACTGCCCTCTTTTTATTGGAGTCCCACTCCGATGCTGGTCATCCGACTAGCAGGTGGGGAGGCGAACTGTCTCGTAAGAGGCATTGCCCGGTTGGATACCGCTCTATTAGGGTGCTGCAATGCATCCAACCTGAAAGGAGGTTAAAATGAACAACATCCCTTCGGGACGTGTACTTGTTCGTGTGAGCGTCGCTTACTCGAGGAAGAACACCGTCACCGGCGAGGTTTTCGTGTCGCTCAACGTAGCTGATTCGATGACCGCTGGGTACGAGCGTTTGCCACAAGCAGATCTCGTCACCTACGCCGTGGCCAAGGACGTGTGGACCATTCTCGTTCGCGAGATTGCAACACGCGGTGCCAAGGCTACCAAGGGTATTGACAAGAACAAGGAGTCCTACTCCAAGTTCTCGCCAAAGGTCGTTGAGTTGGTTATCCAGCTCACCGCTCCGATGGTGGTCAAGAATGTTGGTCGTAAGGGTTCGGCTCTCAGCATCGCTGGGAACGTATCCGCGATCAATGTTCGTGAGCGTCGTGCTGGCAACGGCATCGCTCTCGACTAGTCGATACACCTCGGTGTGACGGGTCTCGTACTGAACCAGCAGTGAACTGGGAAGCCGATAGCACGGCAAAGGTGGGCTCATGACCTACATGCTATACATGGTTGTAAGAACCTAGTCAAGACGACCGATATGCACCGTTGCTGCGAAAGTAGGTCGAAATCAAACTTGATGGAGAGGGTAGTCCCTGGCAAGGACTGCCCTCTTTTTATTGCTTAATACCAAAGTCTGCTAGCTTACATAGATTACCGAAATGATATTCTAAACCGGCTAGCGCCCCCGTGGGGGGCTGGGGAGAAACTCCCTGTATGTCAACTATAAATTACTGGGAGGTAATGATATGACACAGAAAGTCCAAGTACGGATCTCGACTGTTGCAATACGCGACGGGAAAGACTCCAAATTCGTAAGCCTCAATATCAGCGATGAGATGTCCCCTGGATATGATCGTCTTCCTGATGCTGAGTTGAAGTCCTACTCGCTCTCATTAGAGTTGTGGGACAAGTTCAAACTTCACTCTGAGAAATTGGGTGTGAAATGGACTTCGAAGAAGGACAAGAATGGCAAAGCGTATCTAACAAGTTCGCCGAAGGTGGTTACATTTGATGTGGCTCTCACTCGGTCCTTGGTAGATTCCGTGAAAGACTTGGATCGTACTACACGTTCCTTGACCTTGAGCGGTACTGCTGGAAACATTCAAGTGCGTGAACAACGTGCGGGAAATACCGTCAATTTCGATTGATTCAAGTATTTCTTTACAAATAGTCGTGAGTGTCAGTATGTCTTCGGATGTGCTGACACTCATTACTCATATTTTTTTGTGTGTAACTCAACTAGATATCCGAAAAATCCAATAAATTACTGGGAGGTAATTACAATGACAAAAATATCCGCAATTCATCCAAACACAATCCTACGTGGAACAAATTCAATTGAGCTATTAACTACATCAACAAATGTAAACTTCGTAAAGAAAACATTTGAGTGCAGATGGGATCTTGATTCTCTTTGGACTGACCACTTTACCCCTAACGATCAGATTCGTTCAGCATTTGTATACAAGCACGATAAGTTCAAAGATACATACAATGTACTTATTGTTTTCCTCACTCTTGCGGTTAACAATAGTGGTAAATATATTACAAAAGTTGAACGTAAGAAATATCGAATCAATTTAAATTCTAAAGCTATTTGTGTAGCATGGGGCAATAGAAAATCTTTTCCATTAGAATATAGTTTCAATGAAATCGATCTAAATGATTTGAAAGCACAACTGTTTGAGATAACATCTGAATCAGCTGTGTTGTTCAAACAGGTAGTTAACACCTGAAAACCCCTCGGTCAGTCCTACCGGGATAAAGTTAATAATGGACAACACAAATTCTCTAAGAATAAAGAAACTCATACAAAAGAAAGAAGATAACTTATGTCTGGAATGATATACACAAAAGACGGAAAACTACACGATGTTTACGAGATGACTTTGCCTCAAGCAATTCAAGAATTCAGCTCAAGAACAATATCACTAACAGAAATTTGCGAAATGCAAGGTGAAATTATCCAGATTCTATCAGATAAAATCATTCACCTAGAAGATCGCCTAACCGCTCTAGAAAGGAGCTAATAATGACAACTCTAAAAGAGCTCATTAACCATTACTGCGAAGATGAAGACGCAGTAATAATCGAAACACTTACAGAGGACATAGCAAACTTGTTATGCGATCCCAATGAAGATGATCTAGATGTCTGGAACGAACGAATTACAAAGTTCAGTAAAGATATCATTGAGATTCGTTGGAGAGGTTTAAGTGTTAGACGTGGAGTTATGTATGTAACCCGTTCCGAAGGTAATTGGATTGGATTTACAACAGCAGGAAATGGTACACCTGCCTACATATTCCCAGTCAACGATATTTTCGCGGAAACCATTTATTGGGAAATTCTGTCGAGAACATTGTTGTAAAGATCCTACTTCCCCCAAGTAGAAGACGGAGTTGAGAGCCCCGTACTGTCCCCAACAGTAGAAAGCATTCGTTGCTAGCTCTCCATTTCTCTTATTAGGTAATAATAAAAAAAATATTAGAACCTGATATAGAGTACCACAAATAATATAATAAATCAACATTGATAACACCAAAGTAATAAATCAAATGCAACAATTATCAATCTTTCTATAACAAGGAAATAATTAATGTTTGAAGCATTTATTGAATGGGTATTATCAATCTTTATCGGTCCTGAAGGAGGAAACGATGGATACTAATAACGAATATGACGAAGAAGAAACAAAAACACCAATCGCTGGCAAAGCAGGCAAACTCACTAAAAGGTTTGTTAAGCTTGGATTAGCCGGCGTAAACAAAGCCAAAGAAGTTCCAGGTAAAACTGTAACTGCAAGCAAAAAGGGTGCTAGTAGCTTTAAAGAAGGCTACAAAAGCGCATAACACATACAGAAGCGTTGATGATTGCAAAATCGTCAACACATCAAAAGTAATAAAACCAATAAATAACCTGAATAGGAGAACAATAACATGGCATTAGACTATGCTAAATTGGGTTCTACATTCGCCGGCTTGGAAGCATTTGCTGACAATCCAGAGGCAATGGAGCTCACACGTAATACTATCAACCTTCGGGTTGGTAAACAAACACCATTCAAAGGCACAATCGGCAACGAAAAGCTGAACGCCTTTGTAACATTGAAGTCGGCAAAGTTGACTCGTCTCAGCTTGCTACGTCAATCCCGTAAGCAACCATCAACTTCAGGTAGTCCTGACTATTATATCGTAACTGGTGCATTTTCGCCAGTCGATCTAGAAGTCATGATTGAATCTGATGGAGAACTCGTACCATTATATGATGTATGGCGCGAAATGACAAATGCTTTGGGTAAGACAAAATATGATTCAAACGCCTTCTTGGCTCACTTGACTCGTATTGGCCTCAACTATACCAATGGTGGATTCCCTATCTACTTCCAGCAAATGGGAGCAGATCCGGATAAAATTGAGTACACACTGAACATGTTCCGTGACCTCGGTGGTTATGATGATGTCGCTGCAATGCAGAAGGCAACACGTGACTCATCTAAGCCACAACGCATGGAACGTACACTCAAGCATGACACTGGTATTCCAGTAACATTCTTTGAGCTCGGTCAAGTTGATCGTACCAAAGTCACTAGTGGACAAGGTTTCGTAGACCTTTGTGATTCAATGAGCGGTCAATTCAACCGTGTAACATCACAACGTCACGATGCTAACGTACTTGCTCGTGAATTGGAAACTAATACAAACCTTTCAGATAAGAGCATTAAGGAAATCAACGCTAAGATTAAATCTTTGCGCGATCAATCCGTACAATACTCAGCTGTATGGTCAGGTTCACAACAAATCACTGTAACAAATCCTATCACTAAGGATGTAGAATACAGTGATCGTTTTGCACCAACAAATGCACCTTGTGGTCGCTTTGACCTACTCGTCGATGGAGAAACAATCAACATTGACCTGTGGAAAAACAGCGTTCGCAACGATGGTAGTGCACCATCAACATCTGTTCCTGCTCTTAAAACAATTAGTGCAGATTCAAACCCATTAGGTTAATTAACTTAATGTAAGAACGTAAGCAAGTATTCCTTACACGCCAGACGAGAAGCGCTGGTAGTAAGGGATGCTTGTTTGCAAGTGTCAGGGAGCTCGTCTGTCCCCGTGATTGTAATAGATCAAAAATTGTACGCATTAACAGACCCACTCTCAAATTAAATTAATACACTAAAAAAAAATTATATTCATACATAGACCAAAAGGAAACTAATGGAACAATTGAAAGGACCTAACACACCTTGCATGATCTGTGAAAAAGCCATACTTTATCTATGGCCTCAACGTGATGCAACTAACTTAAACAGTGCTGTCGATGTATCAATCGCCGGCTATTACGGATCTGACTTTGACACAATGAGATACACAGGTATCATTTGTGACCATTGTCTAGATTCACTCATACAAAGAAATAAAATTGAATTCATAAAATCAATTTACCAAAACGAAAAGGATTAGAATAATGAGAAACATTACTTTAATTAAAATGATCCCAACCACTGAAAATAAAAGTAATGCTTTATTCCGAATCTCTCCAGGTTTTGTAGAAAAGTATTATGCTAATTCAAACAACTTAAAAGCTGTTAATCACATACTAGTTATTGTGATGCTCGAACTAAATGCCATACACGCTTATCCTTGCAACGAAAATGCAGAGATTAAAAACGTTGACTGGTATTTCGAAGAACCATATACAGATGCAGAAGATTTCTTTAATGCATTCTACGAACTGGTAATCAAAATCAAAAATAAGAAAATTCATACACAACAAAGGAACATATAATATGAATAAGAAAATAACAATAGGAACCTTGATCACTATGTTAGCGTTTACGTTTACATGGGTGTTCAAGAAAGACATCAAAATTGGATTCATGAAAGGGTGGAACCGGTCATGAAAAAGTTCTGGCTATGGAACCTCAAGCTTACACCAGCATACCACTTCTCCAAAGGTAAATACGGCAAAGGACTACTCCTTCTAGCTGTTAACTTTACAATTGGAGCTGCTATTGCAATGAAAGCTCAAGAAACAAAAAAGAACCCAATCAAATCAAAAACATCAAAAGAATTTGACGAAATCGTTAAATACTATGAACAAAAGGCAAAGGTACAATAATGGCTAACTTTCTAATAGGGGCTCTATTTACTTATGGCATATTTGCTACTCTAGCATTTATGGACAGTGAAAAAGACCTTAAAAAGTTAAACAGAACAATCAAAGCAAAAAAGAATCATCCATCATCTGGTGTGATTCCAATGAAAAGGAAAGTAGGTTAATAATGTCATTGAACAGTATAACCCATATGCAAGCTGCAGAACTCATAGATAGTGCTGCAATGGAGGATCGACTCTATCATTTCAATGGTGGACAATCCTATCTTAGAATCAGCAATGTATCAAATGTCCTCATGGTCATTGATACGAGCCGAGCAGATAAGGTAGAAGTAAGCCTACATGATGGTACAGAATACTTTAAAACTTACGCACAAAATTGCTTTTCTTATTCCGAAAGAATGAGAATGAATCCAATGCGTAATTTCTTTAAGCTACCTGTAGAAGCACAATAGATCACCTCCAGTAATAATAATCTCTAGCACATAGGCATAGTATAGATACTCTCTATATTGTGTCTATGTGTTAGATTTTATTTTTTATTCACCACCGGCCGGAACGGCCCAACCCAAAACACTATTTTTAGCAAGCTTCTGGTAGTACTTTAAATTAATACTTTTATTTAAAAATACTACCTTATTAAAGCGCGCAAAAATACCCTACCAATTGACAAAGGAAACATAATGATATATACTAGAAGCAATCCAGAAAATACAACTACATATTCAAGGAGTAACTAACAATGCCTCGGCAGCATCAAAGCTCTAAAATGAAGAGCGTTCTTAAAGAACTAACACGGTTAGGATTCACCGTAGAACGTAACAAATCAGGTACCTACAAAATTGTGCCCCCTCCCAATATTGAAGGTCCTGTTTACACTACGCACGGAACTGAATCAGCGTACCATCCAATGAGACGCGACTTTAAGAGGATGTATAATGTTAACATTGAATAACACTTGTATTATGTGCGAGAGTGAGAACACGTAGTGGTTGCGTGTTCCACTCTTGCGCCTGGTATTCCATTAACATAATTAAATCCAACTATAACTTTAAATGTTCCACGTGAAACAATTACAGTAATTTTGTTGAACAAATAAAGAAAAGGGTCCCTCGCAGGGGTAGACCCAAACAAAACTTATCTAAACGTATAACACCACTAAAAGGAAATATTATGAATCTATTCATAGGTATCTACCTACTCATGAGTCTTTCGGTTCTTTTGTTCGCTAAGAACGTTAAAAGAAAGAAATAAGAACTCATACAAAGATTATGCCATAGGCTAACACCACGCTTCAATTAGCCTCTTAGAGGTTATATGATAATATAATGCTTAACACATCTAGGACTATATGAGAAAGCTCACTGTTCGCTCCTAAGCATAATCCCCTCACCTTGGCTAAATCCAAAATAAAAAAAATCTCGATCAAAAAAGAGGACTATTGTGACTAACAATAAAGCCGATCTACCCTTACGGGTTAAAGAAGCATTAGTACTCTCCCTAGAAATGACTTATAAAGCATTATTACAGGAATACTATACAAAAAATGTTTTTACGGGCCGAACCCATACAGATAATGCGCAGCCATCTGATACGGCTCAAACATACGACCTTATTATATTAATAGAACATATGATTCAAGCTTTAGCTTACAAACCAAAGGAACAAACCATTATGAAAGCCACGTACAACAATTCCCAAATTGAAGGTACTCCAGAAGAAATAGCAGCATTCTTTGCTGCCATCTCGACTAAGAAACAAGACACTATTGAAGAAACCAACCGGTTAATCAAGAAGACTCAAATCGACAAAACATACCCTCCTACAAAGCGTGATCCTAACTACTACGATAAGATTAAGCCAGCACAGACTTACACTGATACCAAATCAAGTGTAAACTTTACTAATCAGCGCAATCTTATCCAAGCAGCTATTAACACGCAACCTCAACCAGAAACATTCTTTACCTATCCAGTAAATCCTACTACTGAATTCGAAATAGATCCTGCAGCTGAATTATTCCTAAATAATTTATTCTACTACGAGCCATCTAGAACCTCTAGCACTGGCCGAGGAGCATATGTAGCTAAGATCCTATTAACCAATAGAGCTTACACAGTAAAAGATCTTAAAAGAATCAGTCTTGCTAAGACTCAATCTGTCCGCAAGACAATAGAAAGAATGACACGAGCAGGATGCACATTTGACATTTCAGCTCCTAGAATGGGAGACAAAGTAATAGTAAAAATGACCTCTATGGGTACCATAGAACAAGCTATTGCAGTCTACCATGCTACAGGCAATAACAATACACCATTGCCTAATCTCTTTCAACAAGAGCAATAATATACATTTTAATGTATTGCTGCGAAGTCTACAGGAGATGCGTCCTTCCTCCTTTGTATAGACGCGTACCTCCCAGTTACATGAGCCCACGTTATTCTATGCCCCCCGTATAGAATGCTCATGGATCTCCTGTAGACCTCGTGGCAATACATTATCCAATAAACAAAGGAACCCATGGCAACTATTAAAGTGTATCACGTACAGGCAATCGATAGACTTTTAGGCAATCTCGAAGCTTTAAACTCTAGCAGTTTATGCGATAGATTATCCTATTTGCCTACCGTAGAATTTACAAAGATATGCTCGTTTCCTCTCCAATGGAGAATGTCTGATGAAGACATCTTGGACGAAGCATTCGCTGTAACAAATTCTGCCTCCTCATTTGATCATTTAAATGAGTGGTACAAATCCCTACAAAAAACTCATCAATTTTATTCTGGTTCTGCCGGCGATATTTACATACTAGAAGAATTAGATTCTCCTCCTCGAGGATACCTCGCATTATTTTCAGGATGGCAATTAATTAACATTAATCCTATCGAAAAAATGCTATCACAATCCCTCGAATGTGATATACTTCTTCCATTGTAAAAACTCAAAAATTGTTGAACTACTTATTTTATATATGTTGCGATAATTTTACTCTATTATATATATATGTTTGTAACGCATTATTTCAAAATACACACAAAACTTGAAATAGTGACACAATCCATGCTATAATATATATACCCTTATATAAGATAATAGGAGAAATAAAATGGCTAGAACACCAAAAAAAACTCTAGTATTACACGATTATATTAATAATCATACTGGAGATAAAGTTACTGTAAAACAACTTTCAGAGATTGCAGATTGTACAATACAAAATGTGTACGTATATCTTCGTACAAATCCTGATCGTTTTGAATCAATGGGTAAAGGAATTTACCAAATATTGGCTTCAACAGATACTACATATAAAGTTAATAATATTGACATTAAAGAAATAGACGGTACTATTTAAGGAACCATTTAGGAAATTTGTAATTTATAAATGTTAAATGCCTTCATATAAGGCAGGGGTAAAACCTTACTAACAAAGTAAAAAGTGTTATCGACAAAAAAAAAGATAACACACTGAAACGTGAAATTAGGATAGCAACTGCCAACCAGGCATCTTTGCAATATTCAATTTCGCACACCTGCACAAATGCTAATGACAATGATAGAAAACCATCATCGTCAAAACCGAGTACAAGGAGCGTAAAAAGAATGATTACAAAATCATACTTAAAATTAATAGGAATAATAATAACAGCTACTTCAATAATACTTCCAACCTCACCAGCTTCGGCTCGTGAATCGGAGGTTCCTAGACGTAGCTTACCATCTGTTCAATTAACTGAAAGTCCTACTAAATGGACTAAAGTAGAATTTAAGATGGGTCCCTCTACAAAATATTGGGACAAAGTTGCCAAATGTGAAACTAATTCAGATTGGCAAGATGGTGGTAACTGGGGAGGTGGACTAGGCATAGCCTTATCTACATGGAAAGGTTATGGCGGTTTGGAGTTTGCTCCTAAACCTGGTCAAGCTACAAAGATTGAACAAATCGTTGTAGCTAACCGAATAGCAGTATTCGGATATCAAACTAAAGATACTTATATTACTTTAGAAGATAGATTAGCCAACAAACCATTCTACAGACCACCTGTAAGTTTCTATGGATGGGGTTGTATTAAGAATAATAATTATCTTAAACCACCTAAATCCACAACTTACTCAGTTAAACTCCCAGTAGGAGAACAATATTATTGTCCTCAATACGAACCAATATTCCAAAAATATGCTTTGCCAGCCAAAGTATTTTCCTACATTGCTTGGCGTGAATCTAGGTGTAATCCTGGAGCCGTCAATGCAGTATGGGAAAATGGACAACTCGTTTGGACACTTAATAAAAACGGATCATATGATTCAGGTTTACTACAAATTAACTCTTCATGGTTTAAAACATTAAAAGTACAATTAGGACATACACCTGAAGATCTAATGAACCCATCAGTTAATGCTTTATTTGCCAGCTGGATCTTACACTTCTCAAGTGGAAGACTATCTAATTGGAGTCTTAAAGCACTCCCTGCATAAAAATAATTACTTCGCTATCTAGCGCGTTAGGACTTCGGTCTTAACGCGCTTTTTAGTTTGTATAAACTCATACAAAGAACCTAGATCCCAGGGACCCGTTTAATCGTATACGGGAAAAGAACCGACGCCAGCTCGGCTTCAGAAATACGATAGCTGGCTTTTACAATATTCATATTATAACAAAGGAAAACACAATGCTCTTATCAATGATGCTAATTTTAGCAGTCACTTCATGTGCACTAGAACTTATGCTTGCTGCTAAAATTCCAGCATGGCGTAGACTATCAGCCAAATCCCCACTATTCAACCTAGTTAACTCTCTTGCCATCTCATTCGTAATGGGTATGGCATTCGGAGCTTCAGGCTTAGTTGCAATGGGTGCAGGCGTTATCTCTACTATCTTGTCAGTACCAGGCTATCAGTTCCTTAAATGGAACTATGATACACCTAAAGCTATGGCTTTGCCTGAAAAAACTCGCGTCAAACACGAAGCAGTTAAAGTAAAGAAACTAAGCAGTGATCTTTACACTTTAGGTAAAGGAACTGCTAAAGTAATTACCATACCCGTATGGTTGCCAAGAGATTATATTTATAATCCAAGCAAGAAAATATACAAAAAATTCAAATCACTATAAGGAGAAATTATAATGAACGTTATGTACAATCTAGGAAAAATCACTCGTAAATCCGGCAAGTGGGGACTAATGCTTCCAGCAGTAGTACTCACAGGAACAGCTTATGGCATCGCAAGAGGCTCTAAGCGTCTTGTTAAAGGCACTACAGTAGCCAGCACAATCGTAGGTGTTACAGCTTATAACTCAGTTAAAGATGTAATTAAAACACCTGTAGATAGTGCTAAGCTATTTATCGAAGATGCTCAAGACAATACCAATCAAGAATAATAAACATAATGTTTAATAAGATATTACATTTTGTGAAAAAATTCTCTAAAAAATCAAAGTTTGTTAATTTTGACGATTTAGATTATTTCTATTCAATATGTTCTGAAACTTATTTCGAAAGATGTTTAATAGAAAACAAAAAACCCACAGTTAACCCTGTGCTATTTGAAACCATGGATAAATATGGTAGAACATGGGAAATCAATGGCCCTGCCAGTGATGACAATGTCAATGTTTATATGTGGGTAATCTCTCTAAAAGATTACCCATTCCATGAAGATACAAATTCTTATCCACCTAACTTTATATTCAAAGACAATTTGGCATTACAGCCAAAAGGAACTTGCTTTAAAGTTAAAGTAGATACAATTGTATAGTAGTAATCTAATTAATTCTATATAATTCATACAAAGAAAAAAACTGCATTTACATCCATTAAGGAGGAAGTAATGTTCGATGCATACGCACCCAAAACTCGTATGGTTGCCCATAAAGGGGGACCACTACGAAGTGTAGAAAATTACCAATATGGTTTTTACGATATTGGTCCACTACGGGATCTTCTGAACTCAGACGATCCTGAAATTGACGATATTCAAATAGCGGCAATCCCTGTCCCTATGACTACTCACGAATATAACATAATCGAATCTATCGCACGACATCCACGTATTTCATACGCTGTTGTAGATAAAGATAAGATTATGTTTGTTCGAGTTGGCCAGAAACGTGGATGGCTAACAGCCCTTAACGAAGCAGGCTTTAAAGTAAGTGGTGGTTCTAAAACACCTAAACGCGCTAAGCAGCTTCACCGTCCTACTTTGCTCAATGCTAAGTTTGACAACATTAATGTTTATATTGCCGACTCAACACAATTTAGTGATTATGATTTTGTTAATCCAAATGAAGAAGTTCCTTCATGGATGCAAGATCCAGAAATCACATCTAGATTGTTAGATGGTGCCTTTGTTGTATCCTCTCGGTTACATTACAAAGCTATAAACAATATACCTGTATATAATCCCAGCAATTCCACTGATCCATTAGACTATTATTATGATGGTCGCGTTCGTTCTGAAATGATCGAAGATCTAAAGAAACAACGTGCCTATAATGGTCGTATCATTGGCTCTATCGGCACTATCAAAGGTAATTACTTTGTTGCCGATTTGCCAGAAGGAATTGATGTAATAACATCTAAAGAAAATATCAAGACAGAATTATCTAATTCTAAATCCTGGTATCTAATCGCAGAACCTCAATGGGCTAAACCCCATGCATCTACAGATATTCAAACTTTAATCAACTTTCCTAAGTTGTTTAGAAAGTCTGATTTGGAGATGTGGCTTCGAGAAGAATACAAGAAAATATTCAACGACGTTACCAATGGTAAAATCTTATCTGATTACAAGCGAATTTACAAACGCTTGTGGCAAGAAGATGAAGAAATTGATGACCAAGAGCTTCATGCTCGTATGACCTATGTAGGTCATCGTTGGGTAAGTATGGGATTTAGTGTAACTAATTCACCTTGGCTATTTAAAACATTAGCAGTATCACATGCTAAGCCTTTACAGAAACGTATTCCTGTCCCTTGTGCCGTATATGAGCAGATTATTTCAGAATCTATTGCTCATATGGCTGGATGGGATGGAACCGTACAACAAGGAACTATCCGTCGTTGCACTAGCCTTGGAGTTCATATCGTTAACGACCTTGATTGGTTGGAAATGTATGAATCCCATGGTGGCCACGACGCTGACGATTTCTTCAAACTATATTACCGCGAAGTAGAAAGCGGTGATTTAGATGGAGAAAAAGTTGTAATCACAAACCGTTGTCCTAATGGTTATGGTGAGTATTCTATATTTAAATATGTAGACAACGAACCTTATCCTACTTGGACAATGGCTGATGGAACTGAAGTTTCATTTCCTAAAATCAATGGACGCAAATGGCCCACTCGTTTGAGTGAAGCTATTCGCGGAAACTACGTAGTATATACTGGACTACCTAGCGACAATAAGGAAACTAAAATTGAATATTCAGATGAATATTCTGTTGAAGATTTCCTAATGAACGTTAGAAACACTATGACTACAGGTAACGTTGGTGGTTATGTTAATGCTGTTATGTTACACAGCTTAACAATAAACCAACATCGTCCTGTCCAAATGTGTAGTCTAGAATCTGCTATTGACGGTTGCACCCAAACGGATGTGCCGGAAGACCGTAGAGCAATCGATATTGAATCAGAACTAATTGTTAAAGAAGTTCTAGAATCAGGCAAACCGATTGACCAATGGTATTGGGAAACTAGAGGCTTTGCTAATCGTTACCGTGATCAAGATGTTACACTCTATGAAGGTAAAACAACTCAAGTAGCTATGCTATGCAAGAAATATTTTGCAGAGTATTGCAAGAAAGTTGCAGAATGGGCACAAGAAAATGCTCGTCCTGTTGACGCTGTTGCAGCTATTGGAGAACGTTTAGTACTACATGCACAAGCAGACATTCGTCGTTTTCGTAAAGAAATCTATGAAGCAAACACTGCACCAACGTCTAGTACTGGCAATATCCAACGAGAAACTTGGGAAATTCTATATGATAAAATATCATTTCATATAGATTCGTTTGAACGTGATGAAGATAAGCATGATTACATTATTGCTTTACTTCATTCGTCAATCAAATTCCCTACAACTGACGGAATTGTTACTGATCAAATTGTAATGAATAGAACTATTTATCCATATTTAGAGCGTGCTCTAATATTCTATGGACTTGGTTCTCTTCTGAAACTCCACAAATCTCCAACTGGTAAACTAACTGTTGAAGATGTTGCTGTCTCTATGTGGGAACACATAGACGAAGACAATAACATCCATACATTTAATGATCCTTTAGATTATCAAAAGTTTCATCAACAATTTTCAACAATTCGACACACCGCGCCTCGGTTAGATTCCATCAAATCTGACTTGCGTGTATTAAACATTAAATAAACAGACTAATTCATACATAGGGCCTGGTATCTAAGCAATTAGATATCAGGCTTTATGTTAGTCTTTTTTTTTATTAGTTAGGATATATTAGATGACACAATTTCTAATTCAATTTTTTATTATTAGCCCACTCTTTGTGCTTGGCGTTATCGCTTTAAGCGGATTAGCTGTTGGCTTATTCGCTGTTAACGCTCAAATGAGAGAAGAGATTAAAGAAAGTGAAGGCAAAGAGTGAACACAATTATTCTTGAAAAGAATCAATATAGCGTAGAAGAAGCTATTAGATACCTAAATGAAAATAATTTAGATGTCTTCGATCTTGCTTATTATCAAAAGTCTTTTACTCAAAAAGCAATCTACAAAACTGGTAAACAATTTAAAACTATTAAGTCTTTTATTGCTAAACCAGAAGTTAAAGCTACTGTTCTTATAGCTAATTGGTCAGCTTCTGCTGCATTGTTAATTTTAACAATGATATTTACAGCCAGTCCTGCTGTATTTGCAGCTGCTTTATTTATTTTTATAGTTGAAACATATGCTGTTCTTGGAACAGCAGAATATGCCATTTCTTATGGCATGGCTTTAAGAATGCAAAAGGGTATGTAATGGCTCTATCTTTAGAAGAAAAAATGAAAAAGATTGTTCCAAATTACAGTAATGAAATTATTTCTATTCAAACTGCTTTTGAAAACTTAATAGTTAATGATAAAATTGTAAAACCATTTTTACTTATTTATGATGAACAAGACAAAAAGCCTTTAGTATCTTTTACTAGGGCTTGGCTTACAGACAACCCTGCAGATTATTTTTCTGCTATAGCTGAAATTTTGTTTATCATCCCTGCTATAAACACTAAGTCTTATATGTTAGCTATACATCCTAAGACTAACCCATTCTTTAACGCTAATAAATCTTATCCATTAATTTACGAAAATTCAATAATTCTATTTTCCATTAGCGAAGATTTTGCAGCTGCCGTAGAAATAGAATATGAACTTAAAAATAATTCTGTTTCTTGGAAAGAATCTAATTATATTGAAATTGTAGACATTAAAGATATCTTAATAGAAATCTTGTTTGTCTATTCTCACATAGATAATCCACCATTTGAATATCTTCAAACTTTAGAATACTTATCTTCTAATGGATTTTCTGTTATGATTAACGATGAAACTTCTAAAGTTAATCTAAAAAACAATCTATCAAAAGGAATATTTACACTTTAGTAAATTAACAAACATGAAACTTAAAACTGTTACACAAATTGAAAATAATAAACAACTTAAATCAAATTATTATGCTTCTAAACATGGTAACACTATTGTTTATTACAAAAAAATTAAGTTAAAATCTTATGATGAAAGAATAAAAGATTCTATCTTAATTGAGAATACATCTACAGAAGAGGTTTAAAGAATATTATGATAGTTTTACGCCCATATCAAACCGAAGCATTAGAAGCAGTATTGTCTTCTGAAGCTAAAGGTATTAACAAGCAACTTATTGTCTTGCCAACTGGTGCGGGAAAAACTGTTATCTTTAGCCATCTTCCAATAATTCGCAAAGAATCAACTCCTATGTTAGTGATTGCTCATAGAGCAGAACTATTACACCAAGCTAAAAACAAAATTCAACAAATGAATCCTAATTTAATTGTTGAAATTGAACAAGCCCAAAACATAGCTGGCAAAGTAGACGTAGTCGTTGCTTCTGTCCCAACTATGGGTAGAGCAAATTCTGATAGAATTGAGAAGTTTCCTAAAGATTACTTTAAAACTATTATTATTGACGAAGCTCACCACGCAGCTGCTCCAACCTATAGAAGAATTGTTGATTATTTTCAACCTAATCTTATCCTTGGTGTTACTGCTACCCCTCAAAGATCTGACTCTACTAGACTAATCGATGTCTTCCAAGAAATTGTTTATTATAAAACTATTGAAGACTTGATTAAACAAGGCTGGTTAACTAGACTTGTAGGGTATAGAATTAAAACTGAAACTGATCTTACAGAAATAGAGGTAAGCGATGGCGACTTTGTTCAATCGCAATTACAAGATGCTGTTAATAATCCTAACCGCAATGCTAGCATTGTGGCTGCTTATCAGCAAATATGTCAAGAAAGAAAAACCCTTGTCTTCGCTGCCGGCGTACAACACGCCAAAGACTTGGCCTTATCCTTTACGAAGAATTCAATAGTAACTGAAGTTATATTAGGCGAAACCCCTGATGAAGAACGATCAACTATATTACAAAAATTTCGTAACAATGAAATTAAAGTTCTTATAAATGTTGGAGTTCTTACTGAAGGCTTTGATGAACCATCTGTTCAAGCAATAATTCTTGCTAGACCAACTAAGTCTACATTGCTTTATACCCAAGTTGTAGGTCGTGGCACACGCCTTGACGAAGGTAAAGACAATTGTCTTATTATAGATATATCTGATACTACTAAAGGTAAAAAGCCTATTGGCTTACCTACTCTTTTAGGCCTTCCTCCTGATTTTGACCTTAATGGTCAAGATCTTGTAGATGTAGCTGAAGAATACAAAGCACTTGAGTACTTGTCTCCTACTAGAGCAATGCAATGTCTTTCTTCTGAAGATATTAACCTTCAATACAAACAGGTTAATTTATTTATGCCTGTTCCTCCAAACAAAGTTGTACTTCAATATTCTAAACTTATTTGGTCAGAAATTTCTGATAACTTATATCGTTTAACTATTAACAATCATGAATCATTGTCTATTTATCAAGATACTCTTGGGAGATGGACTGTTGAATATTATGATGTTGATAAAAAATATAAACAAATATTAGGCTATCAAAATGATATGAGACAAGCCTTTGTATCATCTGATGTTTGGATCCAAGACAACAGATCTTCAGCTTTAGCGTTACTTGATTCTAATGCTGCTTGGAGAGCTGATGGCCCCACCCCTGCTCAAACTAAGTTTTTAAAAAGCCGAGGCATTGCTATCACACCAGAAATGACTAAAGGCTTTGCTTCACAAATAATCTCTAATATCATTGAAAATGATCCTCAAGAAAAAAAGAAAGCCGAACAAAGAGCTTATTGGAAAAATAAAAATTCTAATAAGCGTTGGTAATAAAATACTATAATATATGATAGGATACATCATGACAACCAAATATAAAACATTTAAACTAGGACTAGCAGCTTCTGTTATTCCTACGTTTTTAATGTTAACTCCCCTTACTGTGCCTATTTCGTCTGCAGCACAAGACGATGGATCTTCTCAAATTGTTCAATACAATTCCAAAAAAGATTTCAACAAAAACACTCGTAAACGTTCTAGAACATTTACTTACAATGATGTACAATCAAAACCTGATCCACTAGTTGCTACTGCTACAGAACCTGTAAAGTTTAGCACTACTTTAGATGTTTCTACTTCTAAAATATCTGCTAACATTCCTTACGACCTTGGATACCAAGGCGAAGATGTTTACGTTGCCGTCATCGACACAGGCGTTGAATCTGCTCATCCATTTCTTCAGAACAGAGTTGCTTTAGAAGCTTGCTTTTCTGATCAATGTCCTGATGGAACCGAAGAACAATATGGTCCTGGTTCAGCTAGACCAGTTCACTGGCATGGTACCCATGTTGCCGGCATTGTTGCTGGTTACAATTCCACATTTCGTGGTGTTGCACCAAAAGTAAAAATCATTGCTATTAATGTTTTTGATCCTTATGGTGGAGCTTACGATGAAAGCATTATTAAAGCTTTAGAATATGTTTATTCAATAGCTGATACTTATAATATTGCTTCTGTTAATATGTCACTTGGCAGTTCAAGAATATTTAAAGCTACTTGCGACGATTATATTCCTGCTATGACTACAGCTATTAAAAACTTAAAATCTAAAAACATTGCTACTGTTGTAGCTAGTGGTAATTCTTATGCTGTTGGTATGAGCGCTCCTGCTTGTATCAGCGATTCTGTAAGTGTTGCTGCTACTTCAAGCTGGACTGACAAAGTTACTGAGTTCTCTAATGTATCTCAGTATACAACTTTGTCTGCCCCAGGATTAACTATCAAATCCTCTAAGCTTATGGGAGCTTATGCCACTGCTTCTGGGACATCTATGGCTGCTCCACACGTTGCTGGAGCTTACGCCGTATATCGTTCTAAGTTTGGACTTCAAACAGTTTCTAAAGTAACTTCTGATTTCCAATCTGCTTCTGTACCAGCACTCGATGAGTACAGCAGTATCATTACTAAAAGAATTGATTTTAAAAAAATATTTGATCCAAATTATGTTGCACCTCCTGTAACTACTACAATTCCTCAAACTACTACTACTACTACAGTACCTGTTGTTACAACCTCTACGACTGTTGCACCTAGCCCTACAACTACTATTCCATCACAATCAACAACTACTACTAGCTTACCTGTAACTAGTACAACATCTCCAGTAGTCACTACAACAACAGTACCATCTCCAACTACTACAGTTGTTACAACCTATATCAATCCTCCTTCTATTAATAGAATTGTTCAAATCAATTCTTCTACCTTTGGAATAACTTTAAGATATTATACTTATAATAACGCTAAACCATCATCTATTAATGTATACTGTTACGCTTACGACGATTCAACTGATATAACTTATCAAGTTTCGTTTCCATATACTTCAGGAAATTTGTTAAACTATCAATTCATTTCTGATTCTACTATGGTAAAATATTGTAGAGCAAACGCAGTTTCTTCTAACAATGTCATGAGTAGATATACCCAATATATTGGAGTAACAAAATGAATAATATAGATGTTTCAGATCCTCGATATATGATACATCCAACTTTAACTCCTGATTTATATCGGAACCCTTACAAAAACTAGAACACTGTACATCCCTGCAGGCACTACGCCTGAAGTTATGTACAATAGTCCAGATCAACTTATCTCATATGTTTTTAAAGAAGGTCTTTACGAATATATACAATTAGATAAATACGCCCATGCTTTAGTTGATGCTAAAGCATTTGACAAATCTTTGCCAATAAACTATTTAGCTTCTTATTATTTTAGAAATAATTTTAAAATATATGAAATTAATGCCCGTGTTCTTGGCCCTGTTTTATTGTTTGGTTCACTTGACCACAATAAAAAAATAGACTATAAACATCATTCAATACCAATTGATTACATCACTTATGTATTGAAAATACCATATCTGCCTTATACAAATGCAGAAAAACCATAACAACGAAAGGTTATACTATGATAGGAATTATCATTGGAGACAAAGTTGAACATACCGTTTACTTAAACAATATTCAACGCGCTCTCAAAACTAACAACTTACAAGAAACTAAATTATCAGAACAGGAAATTAGCAGCATGTCTGCTTGGGTTTCTGAAATGCTAGAAACTATCAATATGATACAATTGAATGATACTGTAAATCATTCAGAAAATGTGGGTGCTTAACTATTCCTATGCCCAAGTGGCGGAATAGGTAGACGCAAGGGGCTTAAACCCCCTCGATTAGTCAAACAATCGTACCGGTTCGAGTCCGGTCTTGGGCACCACATACTATAATATAAATCTAAATTTGTTATTCTTATATAAAGGAAGATTTATGGATTCAAATGACTATAGATAAAAACCCTGAATTTATGAATTTATCTTGGCAAGATCGAGCAATTTGTAAAAACAAATCTGATCTTTTTTTTGGTTCGTACAACGAAAGAACTACTGCTAAAATAAAAAGAGAACAAGAAGCTAAAAAGCTTTGCGATGTTTGCCCTGTCTTAACTCAATGTAGAACGCATGCTCGTACCCATTCAGAATATGGGTTTTGGGGTGGAGAATCTGAAGAAGAACGATATACTTCTGGATATAAGATATCCAACCCAACAGTCCGTAGAAGAATCAATAAACTTAATTCATCTAAGGATTAACATGAAAAAGCTTGTCTTATTTCTAATAACTACTGTATCTGCATTTATGCTTTATTTAAAATATAAAGCTATATCAGATCACCCTTATGATATAGATATGTACGAATAAAAACTATCAAAATTTTTTAATGAAAGAAATTCCATGCTCCTTTACGTAATCATTTTTATCGGTGCCCTATGGGGTACTTTTACTCTTATCGGAATAAACGAAGAAGATAAAGAAATTCAAGAAATGGTTCAATCTGCTCGCAAAGCAACTATGCCATCTCATGGCTCAGAATGATTTAACTCTAATATATAATACAAAAAACAACACAGAAAAGAACAACCAAACATGAATTATGGTACAGTAAAATTTTTTAACGACGAAAAAGGCTTTGGCTTTATTGCCGTTGAAAATGGCGAAGATATCTTTGTCCACTTCTCAAATATTGAAGGAACCGGCAGACGCTCACTGGCTGCTGGTCAAGAAGTAGAATTTGAGATTGGTCAAGGCCAAAAAGGTCTTGAAGCTAAAAACGTTAAACCAGTATAAGCTTTACTATAAGTACTAAAGGGGAATAATAACATGCAAAAGAATCATTTATCTATAGCTACTTCTTTAGTCGACAAAGCAATTTCTGAAATTTCTTCAAGAAACCTTGTTTCTTCTTCTGAAATGACGGATCTATTATTAGATATCCGTTTAGAAATTATGCTATTCCAAGAAACTAATTTATCTAAAGTTTAGTTTTTGTCCGATAATGTCATACAGTGATATGCCTCGGATAGAAACTATTACTAAAAAGGAAACACAATGAAAGTTAAATTTACTATTGAAATCCACGCTGACATTCCAGGTGAATTTCAAAACGATGCTTTAGCAGTTACTTTACTGCAAGAAGAAATTGATGAATTACTGTCAATTGGTGCTGAATACGAAAAAGAAGATCAACCTTCAGTTATGTTTGAATCAGCTAAGATTAAAACTTACTTTCCTGGAGCAGGAAAACTTTAACTTTTATGCAACATTTACCTAGTGATTTTACAGCAAACGTATTAATGACTTACGACCAAATGCTTGAAGTCCACAAAGCAATTAGCGCTAAAATTATGAACATAATTACTACAGGATTTGAAAACGAAATTGATGATCCTTATTCTCAACTTCGCATTAGCACGTTAATGAATTTTCAAATTAAATTAGATGCTCTTATTACTCAAGCAGTAGATGAGTGGGAACAAAAAGTTGCAAAAGCTGAAATACAAGATCTCAATTATTTTGATTTTGAAGAATAACTATAAAATTAATTAAGGATTAAGATGAATGAGTTATCAATTCAAATAAAAAACTTAACAAAAAAATTTGCTCCAGGCTATTATCAATCTATAGATGTTGATGAAGGCTGGTATCAAATTGTTTTAGATTGTGATAAAGAATTATCATCTATCGATCCAGATTATATTATTCTTCAAGTTAAACAAAAGTTTGGTGGATTGCGCTATTATTGTCAATCATCACAACCAGACAACCCTGAATTGTTTGCACAAATTAATTCAGTAATTAAAAAGTATGAAAACATTGCAGCAGTTACTTGCGAAGTTACTGGTAACCCTGGTGTCTTAATGAAATCCGAAACTGGATGGCATAAGACGCTTGACCCCTTATGGGCTGAAAGTGCATTATTCCATAAGAACTATACTGTAGTTGATAAAACTCCGTTAGCCAATCTTCAGCCAGACTTTGATATTCAAAAATTCAAAAAAATTGCCGATAACTGGAGAAAAACAGCTATCGCACTTGCTACAGATTTAGGCAACCCCGATATTGCTATAGATCTTTATGAAGATATCCAAAGCGGATTGTATGACACAATTCGCGAAAGAATGATACCTAATACTAATGTATCAAATGCTTTTGATGGTTTGCATGATTATGCAATGTTATTATCTACAAAAGCAGGCGAAGCTCAAGAACTTAGAGTAGCAGCAGAAGATTCCAGCGATGCTGAAAACACTTATTATTGGGAAGGCTATGAAGCAGCATTAGACTTTGCTATAGACTCATTGCCCAATTACAATAACTAATCTAAGGGCCGGTAGCTCAGTGGTTAGAGCAGGGGACTCATAATCCCTTGGCCGTGGGTTCGATCCCCACTCGGCCCACTACACCTATTGCATAAAGGAGAAAAAATAATGACTCAACCAAAATGGAACGACAAAGATGAAAATGGTGGTTATACTTATTTTTATATGCACCACGAAGTAAATGATCATGGCGAAACTGAAGAAGACGCTGTAGCTATTCTTACTAAATACTTTGGTCCTGAACCAACTATAGAAGATTCTGATCTTGAAGATAGATGGTGGCAGGCCATAAGATGAACACAGCCCAACCTGAACAACAACCTTATATCAAACAGATGCCTAAAGGGGAATGCACTTATTGTGATTTAGAATACGATAAGCCTACTGGCTTTTTCCCCTCTCACACAGCTTCCCCTAACTGCCGATCAGGCAATCATAACCATTGCACTTGTGATACTTGCTTTTAAAAACTACTAAAGGAAACCATGAAACTTCAAACCATAGAACTTCCTCTTAATCCTGAAAACTATTATGGACATTCTATAGCTATAAATAATCTTAAAGTAAACGATGTAATTTATTTAGGTAATAACAAAAATGCTACTTTGCATTTAGTTACTGATATTACTTGGAATGAATCCGGTTGGTACGAAGTATTAGCAGATCCTAATATTAAAATAATTGCTCCACCTAACACTCGTGTTAATTTAGCTAGAAATGTAATTAATGCTCTCTAATTATTTTGACTTAATATCTATTGCTCTTAAAGAATCTTATTTTATGAGAATCTTTTTTGTAGCTATTATTTCTTATTTTTACTTCTCCTTTAAAGGTGCCAAAAAATATGATAACTAAAGTAATATACTTTTTTAAATCTTTATTTAATAAACCTTCTAACTTGCTTGATTGTTCTAAACAATATTGTGCTGACCCAGATAACCCAGATGCCTTATATTGGGAAGACGAAGATTCTAGAGGTTTAACTTGCGGTCGTTGTAATCAAATTATTAGTTTTGAAACTTATAATCAAAACGGCTCAACTGAATATTATATGAAAGAATTTAAAAATTAGGAGATAACATTATGGGTATGGACGTATATGGACGTAATCCTGAAAACGAAAAAGGCGAATACTTTAGAAACAATGTTTGGTGGTGGCGACCACTTTGGATGTATGTTGAAGACACTTTCCCTGAAATAGCTAAACTTGTTCCAAACGCTCATACCAATGATGGCGATGGACTTGGCAAAAAGCATTCTGTTATGTTAGCTAAAAAAATAAAAGCTAATATTAAATCTGGTCAAGTCAAACAATACGAAAAAGAATACACAGAAGCTATTGAAGCACTCCCTATGGAAGACTGTGAATATTGTTCTACCACTGGTCAAAGAACTTGGGAAGCAAACTCCTCTAATAATCCTACTGATGAACCCATTCAAAAAGTATGCAATGCTTGTAATGGTTTAGGTAAGACAAAAACTTGGGCTGCTAATTATCCATTTAGCGAAGAAAATGTAATTGAATTTGCAGAGTTTCTATTATACTCTGGCGGTTTTAGAATATGTTAGTATACTTTTATAATTCAATATAGAAAGGCTTTTTATGCCACCTCTTAAAAACCAAAACAAAGTAGCGGTTAAAGATAACCGTACACCAGAAGAAATTGCTATTCAATCAGCAATTACTTCTCATTACAATATTCTTACTCCTATGTACAAAGCTCAAAACATTCGCATTACTAGTCCTCTAACAAAAAAAGATCATCTTTTCAGCGTTACAGATACAAAGTTTTTCGAAATGTTTTATGAACTTTCTCAACTAGGTTTAAAAGATAAGCTCTTTGATGAACTTGAAACTTTTATAGTTAAGATAGATCCTGATTGGCAATCAGTTTATTCTGATATGGTTCAATACTTTGAATCAATGGACGGAACTAATGAAATTGCTCAAGACTCTAGTATATCGTAATATAGAACACGCTGAGCAACGTCAAAAAGAAGTTCCTGAAAATGATGAACATTCCTATAGATATTGGGATGGTTATATCAGCGCTTTAAAATCTATCGTCCATGTTTTACCAGATGATCAGGATCTTTAATTCTGTCCCAATACATTACAGCGTGCATTTGCTTGTACTCTATATTGTCGTATCCATATTCATATGATTCTACTGCTTTCATCAAGCCCTTGTGAATCAAAATTATTATTGTTGTTAAAATTATAAGTGCTATTATCATGCCTGTATAGTATCACACTATCTTATTAAGTGAACAGCTTAACTACTAGTATCTTTAAATTAGATACCACCTATCTACAATCCAAATATGGAGTTTAAATCAAATGAAATCTACAAGAAATAAAACTACCAATATAGCATTTCCTTCTAACTGGGAAAATTCTTATTTAATATTTTACAATTTTAATTCAGAATCTGTAAAGGAAGTTTTATACTTTAAATCAATTACAGAAGCAACAAATAAATCAGGAACTGCTTTAGGCTTCTATGGTGTCAAAGCTTCCGCATACGGCATCAGGGTGCCCGCTAACGCCACTCATTGGTGTTTAGCTATCTTGGGTGGTTCTGCCCCAATTATAATTATGGAGCATCCTATTGCTGACAGTATGACTCAAAATGAATATCCTTTAAATCAAGACGTTTCTGTATTCTTTAATAGGTATTCTAAAAATGTTAAATTTATGATTGGTTCTAGCAATTATTCTAGATCAAAAACTAAAATACAAAATCTTCCAAATTATGATATAATAAACGATCTTCTTAATCAAGAAAGTTAACAATCATGTTATTATTTTCCAGCCTTTCAACTCGAATACCTACCCTGTAACATACAGGGCGGTATACCCTCACTCTTATAAAGTGTTGAAAGGTTAGTCGGTCCACGTGGGTTCAATCCCCACCCGCCCTACTAACAAAATTAAGGAGCTTCTATGAAAAATTATAGCCAACTTATTAAACAAATAAATGAGTCTATAAAAGAAGAAAAAAACAATATAGAATCTACTTCTGAATCTATATCTAGTTTAGTCCAAACTTCTATTAATACTTACGAACAGATTAAACTTCTTCCTAAAAGTTCTATCTCTGATCTTACTAGTATTTTTGTATTAATTGAATCTTTTTCTCAATCTATAGTTGATATATGCAACAAGTACATTGCTTCCAATGTATCTAATCCTGACTTTGTCGATTTATTATTAAAACTTAGGAATCTTCAAAACGATCTTCTTGCTTCTTTGATTATACTAAGAAGCAATTCGGAAGAATTTAATAAGTTTTAACTCTTAAGCTGTTTTTTTTCTAAACTATTAAAAACAAAACCGTAAATCATACAAAAGTTTTGGTCACTTCTATACTAATTTTAAAGGAATATAAACATGTCATACGACGATTATCTTTTGAATAATAATGACGATGATATTTTTAATGATGATTCTAACCAATCAGACAACGAGCATATTGCTAACACGTTCACTAACCATATGCGGAATGAACACAATATAGATCTCGACGCTAAAGATTTTATCACAGATGTTAAAACAGATAATGTAAGAGCTAAGATAGCTATTTCATTGTTTGAAGCTACCGGTAACTGGTTAGACACTGCTAAGGTTTCAGCTTTTACTAAAGCTACTCATGTTACTCTAGATAAATTAACTGATGGTCTTTATTCTAAGACTTTCTATTTTTATCAATTAGAGTCTCAACTTTCTCAAAGACACACAATCATCCAAGTTGTAACAGCTATGTCTGACATCGACAACAATGATTTTAAGGAACTTAGCAAATTTATAAACGTTGAAATTGATACTATGTACATTCATGTTTTCTTTAAGACAATGCTTAATATTTTATTAAACGTTAATGCTAAAGAACGACTCGTTTATGCTGCACTAGGGAAAGAAATCAATTTGCCTGTTAATCCTAATTTAATTAATCCAGCACCAGACATGGATGATGATGGTTACATGGGACACGAGGACTTTATGCAGGCTCAAATTAAATCTTATGTTACAAGAGATTATGTTAAAAGCATCATATCAAAAAATATTTCAAACTAAAGCTAATGTTTTTAATAATTATTTTTTATTAAAGACAGATTCTAGATCACAACTTAATTTAATATACACTATTATCACTGCTGTTGCTGCTGCTCAAGTCAATTATCTTTTCTTTGGAATAGATATAGTACTTTTAGTTATATTCTCAGTTTTGTCTCATGAGTTTGCCCATTATATATATTCCAAATCTTCTGGAGCAAAAACTTCTTTTCCTTTATTTATACCACTACCATTCTTTATTATAGGAATGGTAAGATCCCAAAATCTTTCTGATGAATACAGATCTTCTGTTGCTATATCTGGAATGATTGCTGGTTCTTTTACTTTATTTATAATGTTATTGTTAAATATATATTTTAATTATTTTAATCCATCAACAATAATTTTTATGATTCTTTTTGAGATTCTTATAAATTACTTTGGTTCTGATGGCAAAAAATATAGACTGTTTAAGAAAGGTTAACGTAATGCCTTTAATAATATTTTTGTCTGTTTTAGGAATATTTTCTAAAATTCAATCTTCTAAGTTAAGCAAAATAAACCAAAGCTATGATGAACAAAATAATGTTGATTATATATTTGCTTCTATTGTTAATCAATTAAATTTAGGGGATAACATTGAAGAAACAAAA